ATGAGCAGATTAGAGAATTTGGTTTTCTATTTGATAGACAATTGGGTGGTATGTTTAATTATAATAAGTCTTGTGTTTATTACAGGCGGTACTATTGGATATATAGCTGCTTACTTTCAAGCTTTGCCGGTAAAAGGCTGGTATGAGCAAGCATATTCAGCAGCAGATGCCGAACAAATGGAAATGTGGCTAGACAAACTTCTTAAAGAAATGAAAGACAAAAACATGACACATGGGCATTATGCTTTGTTTTTTAAAAATCCGCATAATGATGTTGCTCTTGATTATCGTGTTTTTGAAATGTTGAAAAACAGGTGCATTGAAGTTCAAAAATACCCTAAAGGAAGCATGGATTATGCTACAAGTCTGCAAGACATACGAGAGCAAATGAGTAAAACGGACTTTAAACCTTGGTACTGGTATTTTTGTAATTTTTACACAATTTGTGCTTGGTTGCTGCTTATTGGAATTCCTTTGCTATTTATAGCACTTATGATTTGGGCTTTTCTGATATACTAATTATGTCTAATTGGGTGTCTTGGTTTGATTTATTAAGAGCAGACGAAGTGCTTGTTATGCTGGCAATAGCGAGAAAAAAGTATAATGATAAATTAAAGTCGGAAGAAGTGGTTTTTAGAGAAGTTGTTGATAAAGAAAATTGGGGCAGGAAATACCGAAAACTTATTACATTAGTTGAGAACTACCCCAGTCAAGCCAGACCAGAAGATTATTCTATTTACATAACTTACAATCCGAGAAGTTTGATTAAGGCTTCAAAATTGTTTAAGCAGAGATTGGTTGAATGGGAATTTACTGCATTAAACTCAGGAGATGTGTATCAATATCTAACGCACTTAAAGAAATTAGATAGAGAATTCATATCTTGCCTGCAAAAGCCAGAAGCAAGATCAAGAAAATGGCATTTTTTGATAGATATAGATGATATGTCCAAAGCAGATGCTGTCTGGTCGCAAATAGACAAATTAAAGCTAATTGTTTCAACTAAAAGCAAAACCAAAAACGGTATGCATATATTGGTTGAACCTTTTGATCTGACATTGTGGAAACCAATAGAAAATGTAGAACTTAAACGTGATGGATTGTTTCACATATATCATATTAATTGAATATATTATGGGTAAGTCCAAGCTGACTTGTGTACCTTGAGGTACACTGTTTTATAGTCAGTTTGGGTCTTAAACATTCCGAGAAATATATTGCCTGTGAGGTATGGAGCAAGCAGTTCCCACCTTGCCGAGCCCGATATCCTGCTTGTGGGAACACCATAGGTTTATACGCTGTGCGAATAGCAGGCGTATAATGAGCAGGAGAGAAGCAGGCAATATAGCTCGAGAGCAGAATTATGGTAAGGAAACCAGAGCAGTTTGGCATGCTTTTGAAATACAAATTCTATTTGAAGTGTCCCTTCTGCTCGCGTGTCCAGGCGTATGTCCCTCGCAATAAGAAAATTAGTCCGAGAAAAGTCAAAAGGTGCATCTTTTGTGGAAAGACCTTTAAAGTTAGAGAAAACTTAATCAGAGAAGCGGATTATGGGGATGTTGTGAAGAAATATTAGCACTCATTATTATCAGAAAGTGGTGGATTGGCTAAAAGTTCCACATTGGATTCAAAATTCTTTGATCTAAGGCTTAGTGAGACGCCTATATATTAAAGTAAAGAAAATTTATGACCAATGTGGAACTTATGACCAATCTACTATTGTCAGATAGTAAATTGTCATAAATTCCATAAATGTTATAAATTTTCTATACTTTAATTTTTACAACCCCTGCAAACTGAAGCTGGAGCAAAAATATGGAATATATAGCAAAAGTATGATTGGTTGGTAGTAACGAAGAATAATTATTATTATATTATTATTAACATATACTATTTCTAGTAGAGACGCACTCAAACTACTGCTACTATGCTTAAGTAGTTAAGAGCGAGTTTGAATGTATATTGTACTTGTTCGACAAAAATGCCTTATTAATAATAATATAATAATAATTATTATGGCACGAAGCGGCAGACCTAAAGACAATTATGTATGGAAGGGATATGAAGGGCTTACTCAAGCAGAATTAGCAATACTACAAGTATTAGAAAAACATACGATCAACAGCTTACGTGGATTGAGATTGAAAGATATAGCACGAATGACAGGTTATCATCCAGTGTCTATCAGTCACTTACTTAATCACTTAGCTAGTAGAAATTTAGTGTATAGAAACAGACATGGGGACTGGTTTCTAAAAAAAGGCTTGAAAGAAAGGATAATATTAGAAGTGTCTAGCAGTTTCATGCAAGATTTGGATATAAAAGCACTCAAAGAAGGAAAAACCATACAAGAGTATATACTGCAAAAATTAGAAGAAGCTGTATACTACCAATGAATGAGATCTTATACAAATCGCCCTTTAAAAATTGCCCTTTAAAATATATAGAGTGTACAGACTGAAACGCAAAAAATAAAAAAATGTTCAATAATATGTTGGAATTCTTATATTAGAAATCTTAAAATATTTCTTGTTTTTCGTATTGCCTTTTGTCATAATACAACCAGCCATTCTGAGAAGTTCATAATAATTCCGCAACTCAACATAATTGATGTGAAGAGTTATTTGTGCCTGCGAAACGTTCGGCATCTCTCCCATTTCAAGAGAATTAAACCATCCCATAAATTCTGGGAACTTGCTTCTTCTCATAATAATCCTTGAATTGCGAATTTAAATAACTTTATTAACGAATTGTAATTGTTTATTAAAATAAACAAACCTTTAAATACTTTTGTTTACAAAAATAAATAAACAGCAAGAAAACAACCAGCTGCCTGGACAGAATGGGGCTAGTCATTTTCTTGTTTCTGCTTTAGTCTCTTGAATGTAATCCAGCTCGTTCTGATGCAATCTAATGGAGGGTTGTCCAAATGCTTTTTCAGAAACTCAATTGTTTTTCTATCTGAAGGTTCTCCAGAACCCATATCTGGATACTTTTTTTGCAAATGCTCTATTTCTTTATCTGAATGATACTTAGCAATAATGCTTGCTGCCTGAACGCTTATAATCTTCTCATCTGCTTTCGGAACAATTTTTAGGTTATCTTGTTTAAATCCAAGATCTAGAAAATAGTTCCAACAAGTATTGACATTTGCTGTTAAACAATCCATATAGATATTTTTTGGCTCAAACTGGTTAACCCATTTGATTAATTTGATTACATATTCAATTTCCAACAAGTTCAAATTGTCAGCTTTGCTGATAATATGCGGCTTTATTTTAACAACTTTGTATTTGTAAGTTTCCATCAATTCTTTTGCCAGTCTGTGTAATCTGTTCCTTTCAATTAATTTAGAGTCTTTTACACCTCTGTTTCTCAAATACTCTTCATCTTTGTCTGGTATTAAAGCCACGCACAATACTATGCTTCCTAGAACCGGGGATTTGCGTTAAAGTATTACAAGCATTTCGCTTGTAATATTACTTCATCAATCCCCGCGTTCACACTTTGTTTATTCCTTACATCCTTTTCATATATCATAATTTTTCTATTTGTAATTTTATACTATTGTAACCATAATACAGTCGTAAATAACATTCATACTCTGTTGAAGCTATTTGTGAGGATTTTATATATCGATTAATGGCATTCATTTTTCTGTCAATTAGTTCTAAAACTTCAGCTTTAATAGTTTGTTTATTTTTCTTTAATTTAATCAGTCTTTGTATTACATGACTGACAACATATTTCAATATTTCAAATTCTGCTGAGGCAATTTTATGATATTTGTAATTTTTGAAATAACTTTTGACAAGGTCTGTTTTGTCCGCTTTATTAGGCTTTATAAATGAAAATAACCAGTTTATGAAAGAATATTTCTTTTTATAACTATCTGTAACGCAAGACAAATACTTTTCAGCCAAGTCTTTATGTTTTACTATTTCAGTATTAATTATCTTAATGATCTTGGCTCTCATATTTTCAACTCAAAACAACTTGATATTTTAGTTATCTCCCAATTACAATTCCAATCCACAATACTACAATAATTTTTACCAACCCGTAATTCATCTGCTGAGAATATTGAATCACTTTGCGGTTCTACATAATACAAACCTTTGTCTTTAGTGTCAATAGCAACAATAATATGTCCTTTTGCTTCACCATCAATAATTAAATCTAACTCTGTTGTGCAAGCAAAGAAACCTTCTTCAGCAAAATTTTCAATGAATTTGTTGCTGAATTCTGTGCAATCAAAATCATTGCTCCACTTCAACAAGTCAGTATCGTCTCTTAAAACAAAACTTTTCAATTGCTTGTATGTTGGTTTTATCAATCCTTTTGATTTTTTTACACTTTCCAGTTGATTTTTTAATTCATTATTACGTTTGTGTTCTGCTTGTAGTTCTTTTTTCAAATCACATATTTCTGTTTGTAAATCTTCTATTTGCTGAGATATGTTTGCTATGTATTGAGACAAATTACTACTCATACTTGTTTGTTTGTCTGTGATTCTTGTATAATTCACTTCAATTTGCTGTATAGTGTCATTTAAACTATCTAATCTGTTTACAATAGTTTCTTCTTGGTAGTGAAGCCGAAGCATTGAAATTGTAAGGTAAATAATGCATATAGTTATCGCCAAATCAAACGACCTTTTACCTTTCATATTACAATTTATCAATATCTTTTAACAACCTGATCGCTTCATACATGCCTGCCATCATGTCTTCTTTACTATCCATTTCCGCTGCAGTTTCAAGAATCGCTATGGCAGACTTAATATTTGCTTTCATAAGTTCCAATTTTTGCTTCTCTTTCTCTTTTCTGTTTTCTATTGCTTCCCACTCAAATTCTTCCCATTCATATCCATCTTTTTTAGCCCATTTCTTGTATTCTTCCCAGTACTCCTTGAAAGCACTTTTTATTCTTCTGACATTGTGTATATCTGCTAACAAAAGTGCCTGTCCCAGTGCTTTAACAAAACTGCCTCCGTATTTTATCATTGCTTCTGCAATCGCAATCCTTTCTCTTTCGGTTACTAAATCCATACTTATCACCATTTAAATTTCCTCAACACTTTTAGGAGCTCGGATCAAAGCAAGAATATCATTTAGCATTTCATCAAATTCTTCTTTTCTTAATAATTCTGTTACAACTTCAATTCTGTAAGTCCCGCTCGTTCCAGTTACAATTCTTACTTCATCTACTTTTCCATACCATTTCCCTTCTAAACTACTTCTTGCCATAATTACTTCTTAAACATTATCAATAACGCCAGAAAGAGATATACAATAATAATAGCTGATTTATAGTCAGCAGGATACTTGATTAATAGAGGAACGACTAAAAGAAACCAAATCAAAAACAAAATTCCCAATATATCTGCTGCTAATTCATTCATCTTTTCACCTCATCAGGAAAATTTTTCTTCTTGCTTTTCGATCTCTCGTAATAATCCTTGAACTACCTCCTGAATTCTTTGTTTGACTTCTCTTATAATAATTTCTTGTGCTTCTTCAAATCCTTTCTCATAACCTTTTCTGAAGTTGTTAAAACCTTCTTCATTACCCCATTTAAACCTGAGAACAGGTTTTAACTTTATATCCAAATCCAAAGTTTTTTCTTCACTCATTTTCTTTCACCTTTAACACAAATTCCCACCTTGTTTCCTGTCTTGCATTCTTCTACTTTTATAACATCCGAAATGTCTAAAAACATTAAATTTTTAGAATGCTGTAATGTAATTTGTCTCAAAAACCAAAGCCAATTCATCATAACTGAAATACATCTGTGCTTCTTTGTTCCGACTTTTGTCTTACTTCGTAAATCTCTTAATTTTCTATAACATTTGTTTAATTCTTTTCTTATATCTTCCGTTTTCACTTCACTCATTTTCTCCACCATTGATTTTAAGCTTTTCAAACGATATGCCCCAAGGACCTTTGTAAGCTATTATCAACCAATTTCCAAATCGCCTTACATCTATTATTCTCCTTTTTCTCTCATGTTTCGCTTTTTATAAAGGATATTTTTCTACAATATATTTTTCATCTTCTGCGTTAATCACCAATTCTCTCTTAATGTTTAAATAATCAGGCAATGCTTTTATGCTCAAATTTTTCTTTTCCATAATATCCAATACTTGCAGGAAAGCAAACAAACCTTCAAAATTATCTTTTCCAATTCTCCACTTGTAATTATAGCATATCTGTGCAATTTTCTTAATCTCCTCAACCGTAAACTTTCTCGCCATAATTAACTTATATAATCAACAACTTTTTTGCCTTTAAGCACTTCATTTACTTCTTCACGAGTTATGCCTCTTAATTTGCATATCTGATCCAGTTCTCTATCCCCTGCGTATTTAGCAAGTGTTTTTACATCTTCAGCATGCGATTGCATTATCGCAGCAAGCACACTAAATATTATAAAAGGCGATGCTTTTTTTTCTTCTGCTTTTGCAATTATTTCACGCACCATGTCTTCATGATGTTTTGTAACTACTTCTGCAATCCAATCTATGCTGCCACCTGCAAATTGATTGATAGCTTTAACAACGTCTTCAAAACTTGGCTTAAACTCTGCTAATTTCTTCAAAAATTCTTCTTTATTTTCTGTCATATTTGAATCTTTATTTCATTTTCAAAATACTTCTCAAATTCTTTAGCAAAATACAATACTAACTTTACAAGATCTTCATTAGATAATTCTCTGTTTTTAAACAGAGATTCCATATTACTCATTAAGTCTATGCTTGCTTTCAAACAAACAGATTTTCTTATATCTCTCCTTTCCAAATCATGTTGTTTTGTCTTTTCATACACCAATTGCTTGCTTAATTCTAACACTTGTTTGTTTAATTCATTTATTCTGTCTTTTATAAAAGATTTAGAATTATTTGCTTTTTGTTCAGGTTCTTTTGGTTTTTCAACTTCCACTTTCTTTAGACTGCCTTTAACAATATTGTTATACACCCTACCATCAGATTCATGCTTTGTATATTCAAATTCAACTTCTGTGCCTTCTGATTCTCCTTTAATCAACCAATCTGGTTTATCAGATATAAATCCAACATACCAGTCATTGCCATTAAAAGTGATTCCGTAGGTTTTCTCCTTCTCAAATATCGCTTTTATCTTTCCTCTCATTCTGAATCACCATTACGAACTTTCTTGCCATAAATATAAATAATATTTATATATAAATAGTTTTCTGTTGTCTAAAATATATATTCAATTGACTATTTTTTTAATTTGTTCAAGAAAGCCAAACCTTTTCTAACGTCTGAAAGAGCAAAGTCAATATATACTAACATGTCTGTCCTGTCATGGAACTTCTTAGCTTTTTCCAGTTCTTTTCTGATTTCGCTTAATATCACTACCAATGTTTGTCTATCTGCTTCGTTCATGATAATTCATTTATGAATAAACCAGGCAATTTAATATTGTTGTTTTTTGCGTATATCATTGCTGCTAAAACATGACTGCACGGAGTAGATCTCAAACTCCACCACATACAATCGCAACTAAAACCAGCATCTTTAAATATAACTGTGTGTTTTTCCGTAGAACCTTCAACTTCAAATATCACAGACTTTTTATTGCTAACAAGTTTAACTTTTCCTTCTCTTACCAATCTTTCTGCTTTTTCTTCAACTCTTTCTCTCATGTTTCAAAAACTTCTATTAAATATTTTGATATTTAAATGCTTGAAAAAACATTCTCTGCATACAAATATGCTTTCAGAATAATCTGTGCTGGTATCCACAAACGTTAAAACAAACATTTTATGCTTTTTAGCACAAGAATCAGGACTTTCAGACAATTTACACTCAAATGCTTTCTTACAAATTCCGCATTCAATAAACGCTTTCATAGTCCTATCTGAGATAAATAATCTTCAATCTCTACTTCACTCCAACCTTTTTCCTTTAATTCATCTCTAATGCTTTCTCTAATCTGCTCTTGATACTCTAATTCCATCATGCCCCAAACAAAGAATATTTCACTCATATTAATCTATATATTCTACATATCTACGATCATCTTTACGCACTTCTTTCAAAGCTTTCTTGATTTCCTCAACAGTATATCTCTGATTAGTCTCAAATGCAATAAGTCTGTCTTTTAACAGTTTCAACCTGTCTATCACAATATCCAACTCGTCAAAATTTACTTCATTGCCTATTGCACACTTCTGAAGCACATAGTTGAAAATTTCGTCTGCCAACTTGAACAATTCCTCCAATTGTTTAGACTTCTTCATAATTTTAATTCCTGCTTGTCTTTATAAAATGAACTTCTTTTCCTGCCAGTCAGTTGCTCATACATTTTTATCTGGTCAGATACATTATCATACTTATCCAATATCTTTTTAAGAATGTATAACCTTTTATCTTGTTTAATCAAATATAAACCCATGTCTTTCCATTTTTTAGGGTATTTTTTGTATAAACTATTTAATTTGATTAGCAATCTTATATTTAATACTTCTTCAGGAGTTGCTTCGTTTGTATTTTCTTTTATAAACTCTAATAATTTCTTAGGCATTCTCATGCTTTTGCGTATTTCTTCCAATTTTGCCAATATCTCATTGTAATTCAATTTCAATTCAAAATAGAAACACCTTGACTTTAAATGCTCTAAATGCACAGGTAATTTATTGCATATTATCGCAATTTTACCGTTATACTCAAACTGAGGCGGAACTTCTAATTTTTCTGAAGTTGTATGCCACGTCAATATTCTTGGTTTGGTCCCAGTTTGAGTTGCTGCTATCAATAAACCACTCGTGTCTTTGTTTTTAAACAGATCCAGCACATCATCTACAACCAAATATGAATTTCTTGTTTCATACAAATTGATATACAACTTTAATGGCGTTATATGAGTGTTTATTAATACATATTCTTCATTCTTTAAAGCTTGTTCCACAGACCAGGTTTTCCCTAGACCTACTGGCCCACTAACAAGCAGTCCATGAATATCCTTGCTTTTTTTCCATACTTCTATATATTCTCTTAACAATTCATATTGATATAGCATACTTTAAATTCAAGAATAAACATCTTTCACCAATTTAATTATAACACTGTTATAATCAAATCTGAAACAAATAACTTTAAATTTCAGGCACTCTCAAATTCTCTCAATTGTTCTAATTTAGCTTCTTTTGCTTTCTCTTCCCATATTGCTTTCAATATCTTTAATTTTTTTTCTAGTTCTGGATGGGTTTTGCCTTCTGCTAAAAGTTTAACTTCTTCTGGATCTAGACTTATCATTTTCATAAGTATTCAATCCCAAATAGTTTTTCTTTTAATTCTTTATTCTCTTGCTCCAGTGCTTTTATTTTGTTCTTCAACTTTCTATTCTCCTGCCATACTTTCAATACCCATTCTGTAATGTCTTTTTCCATAATTATAAGTGTTACACTCTTTGTTAAAAGTGTTATGCTGTGTGATATTAATGCTCAAAACCTTAAAATTTTGTAGTTTTGAGCTGATTTGCGTTTTAAATGTTAAATTTGTTAGGCTTTTCACTCCAAAGATTTCACCAATTCTAATGGTGATTTCCCAGTTTTCTTGCTCAATTCTCTAATTTTGTATAATGCTTCTTTCTCTTCTTCCCAAACGATTGCAGCTTCTTCAATCCGATAATTTCCTTTACCGTCAAAGTGTATTGCCCATACATCTCCAGGTTCTTCGCCATAACACCAAATATGCCCTTCTGCTACATACGGTGCTAACCATTCAGCAAATGCGTCTTCTTCATAAAATTTCCTACAATAATCTTCAAACACTATTCTGCCATCATCTTCCACTTCAATATCTGCATAATACCCAAACCAGTGATTTCCGTCAGCTTCCAGTTGCTTCAACTGCTCTTCTATTGCTTTTCTGAACTCTTCTATTTTGTCTTCTTTTACCTCTACATCAACAATTATGTTTGTATTGTATCCCATATTACGAAATAGACCTTTCAATTAATTCTTTTATATTTAGTTTTACATTTTTCAATTCCATACCATTCAAATAATTTTTAAACAATTTAAACGCAATCATAGCTGCCATATTGTTATTTACAACATCTTGATAAACTGAATAACCTGTTCCAAAAGACCAGACATTTAAATACCCAGGATTTACAGTAATTTCAACAACATCTCTATCAACGCTTGCTATTATATAATTCTCAAAATGCTCTGAAATCGCTCTTTTCCCATTAATGTCGTCAGTGCAACAAAAACAAAACATTTTGCTGTCAAACAACGCTATATTGTCTTTGTTTACTTGTATATTGTGAGTAACTATTACCAAATCTGGGTCTATGCTCTTTAATCTGGCTTTTAAAGCTTCTGTTTTTTTGAAATTAATGTCTTGCTGAAAATAGAATTGTCTTTGCAGATTTTTAAACTCAACAGTATCATGATCTACTAAATAAAGCATGTCCATGAATTTTTCTCTTAAATTGTCTCTGACTAAAAACTCAGCAATTCTGCTTCCCACACCACCACAACCTATTATTACAATTTTTTCCATACTCTTTAATAGTAGAAGTCAAGATAATCTTCATTAAAATACTCTCTCCACAAATCTCTAGATCTTTCTTTTTCATCTTTGCTAAACATTTCTACGCAGTTAGCACACATATTCCACTCTTCATTAAAACACCTCCTATGAACAAAATTGCGACAATGAGGACAATAAGCCAATTTGCTCTTTCTTCTGCTCAATTTGCAACCGCAAACTGGACAAATATTTTGAAATGACTGGTCTACTATTACAATAGATTCTTTCTTTGGTTTTTCAACAATTTTGCTTGTATCAACATCTATGCCTTGTAATATTACTTTTGAAGGCACTAAAGTAACTCTGCCGCAAGGCAATTGCTTTTTAACTCTGCAAACAAAATTCAAAGCATTATTTACTACTATTGACACTTTATACAGCATTGCTGTTTTTACATCTGTTTTTGACAGAAATGCGTCCATTGAATTATGACTATGAATCCAGCCAATGCAATTCTTTGGAAAATCCTCTTCTACAAATTCTACTGTTGTTCCAGTTACTTCTTGCTTCATTAATGTCAAATCTTTAATCAAAAATTTGTCTTTTTGTTCTTCACCAATCAAATACGCACCCCATTCCAAATCTGGATACTTGTTCAACAATGTGATTATTTTGCCAACTACATTATTTTCTAACACAACTTCTTTGCCTTCTTTTTCCATTTCTGGACACTTTTCGCTTACTAATTTATCTTCATTATCTATTTCCCACGACATATTCAGATAGTTTCAGGGTCAAATTCATGATTATTCACGCAAAGCACACCATTTACTCCTTTTGCTTCACGAGGAGCAAATTTAATAGCTTCATTTAAAATGTCAAGAAATATCTTTTTAAAACTCTTATTAAAACGATGAGGGTCAAATGTAGATTGCAAATTTAACGTTTCAAAACTCATTAAAATAAACTTGATTGCTCTTAAATAATCTTCTAAACTTGAAATATTAGTAGAATAAGTTGCACATATATAATCATCAGAATGAGCAAAAATATACCTAGATAATTTGTGATTTTTAAAGAATACTCCACTATGAACTACACTGTTATTTGCTATACATAACCCAATATACAACTTATTAGGCAGATGATATACTTTTGGCAACTTGTGTATTTTTTCAGAATAACAAAATTTTATGCTGTTAATAACAATATCTGCTTTCTTCAATATATACAAACAACCTTTAAACGGCATTAAAATGATATTATGCTTTATCATATCTTCATTAGTAAGCCACTCTGGAACTGCTCTATAATGTATTAATTGATATTTAGACTCAATTTCGTGTAATTGTTGCTTTAATTGTGCTATTTCTTCTTTTAAATACTGTTTATTTGTTGTTTCTACTGCTAATGCTTTATTTGTAGCCTCTAACTCAGTCTTTAATCTTTTATTTTCTTCTTTTAACTTATTTATTTTTTCAACTTCCAGTTTCCAATCCATGTTAATTTGCTCCAACAGCATGTCGCTATTGGAGTATCAAAAAAATTAAAAAAACAAAAAAACAAATTATGGCTTTCAATTACTGAAAGCCAGCTCCCACAGTTTTTGCTGATATTGTTACTGCTCCCAATGCTCCTAAAGTTTTATTTTTGTTTTCTTCACTATCATCAAGTTCCATACCGTTGGAATCTCTAACAGTAACATTAGATAAATTGTATTCTTGTGCTACTTCCATCACTGCATCTGCCAATTTTGTATTCCTGTCAAACTCTTTAGTGTATGTGCCTTCTGGCAACTGTATAGTTACTGTCACTCTATTTGGATTGACGTTCCATTCCATGTTTTCACCTTTTTTGCCCTAGCAGCAATATCACTGCTAGGGCTTCAAAAAAAGCAAAAACAAAACAAAAATTAATCTACTTCTTCAACTTCATCTATCCAACAATCAATGAATTCTTCATCATCTACTATGTCATCTTTACAATCATTTGCCCAAAATTTCTTTTTAGCTTCGCCTGTGTCTCGTGCTTTAACAATTGTGTGACCTTGTTTTCTACATTCTACCGTCCATTTCACTTCAAATGTCTTCAAACCACTTTCTTTTTTGCTTTTTAATTTTTTTACCATATTCATTCTTCAATTCAATTTATTTCTTCAATTTCATCTATCCAACTGTCAATGAACTCTGAATCATCTACGTCATTAGATTCACAATCATTTTCCAAAAACTTCTTTTTAGCTTCTTCTATGTTTCTTGCTCTAACAATTGCATGACCATAATCTCTATATTCTTCTGTCCAATCTATTCTGAACAACTTTGTACCTTCTTCTTTTTCACCCTTTAATTCCTTTATATTCCATACAGTTTTGTCTATCATATTCAATCAATTTCTTCAATCTCATCTACTTGTAAATCTTCCCAACAACCCACATCAATGTCTTCTTCTACTTCATCAATAATGTCTCCATGCCAAAATGCCCGTTCAGCTTCGTCTTCGTTTGCTGCTTCTACAATGCTATAACCACGCTTTACATCTGTTTTTGTCTCACTCCAATACACTCTAAATCGTTTTATTCCTCCTCTTTCTTTTTTCAACTCTCTGATGTTCCATATAGTTTTGGCTTCCATATTCAATCTCGCCAGACAGCCAATTGACTGTCTGGCTTTAAGATTATAACAGTGTTATAATTCTACTTTTTCAAAAACTTTCTTCAACTTTTTCTTTACATACTTCGCATACTCTTTTTGACTGATTAATCCCCGTTCAAACTTCTCTTCTTCTTCACTCAACTTAAAATTTTCCCAATCTTCTTCCATTTTCAATACAAATGCCATTCATGAAGGATTCTGTTAAATATCTCTAAGTTGCTCGCAAGAAAATCAAACAATACATAGTTTTTGCTGCTTATTACTACTTTTCCATCAACAATCAGTGTTTTTTCTTCTGTTAGTGCTTTAATTATTTTGTCAAATTTTTCGTCTTCTGACAATTTTTTCCAATTCTTTATATTTAGACTTTCCATATTCAAGCGATAAGCATGATCCAGAAAATCGCAAATTTTTGGACTAAATTAAACGTGCTTTCAATTCTCCATCTTCCATTGTAATATTCTCGTGCGGTTCATTTAAATAAAACACTGAAACAGCAATGTATTTTATGTGTTTTTTGTATTTCTCAATCACTTTCACTATATTTTCACCAGAGACGTGAGATGTCCAATTAACGTCTTGAAATGCGTACTCATGCCATTTTCTGTCATATTTTATTTCGCATTCAACGACTTCTTCTAACTCTTCTAGTATTTGTTTCTTCACTTTTCTGTCTATTTTCTCTTTAAACTGGATATGTCCAACAACCAATGTTTCCCAACTCATATTAAATTGTTTGTCAATTTTTTAGCAAATTCAATATACTGTTTTGGATCACCAACAAAATGCCTTTTATAAACTTCATTTAAACTAGGATAAGCAGAATAATAATCAGTTGAGCAAACCAATAAATATTTATATTTCGCTTTAACATGCTTTCCAAATCTAAGCAAACCTCTTGCTTCACCACTGCTTATGTCTAAATCTGAAATTACAACAAATACATCACTGCTATAATCTTCTGGTTTCAATTTGTCAAAACATTCATCTCCAGTCATTGGCAGTTTGCTTGCTTCAGTTTTGTTTTTTGTTACAACATGATAATATTGATTATGCCCTATAAGAGTAGCATCAAGAGTATCTAAACAAGCTGCTATGAAACTTTTTGCTTTTATTTCTGGTTGCCCTATCATGCTTCCAGAACAATCCAATAACAACAAAACTTTAGGTCTTGAAAATATATGAGAACTGACTCGTTGTAGAAATGGTTTAAGACATACCAAGCTTTCTAAATATTTTCTGTTTATTCTTTTACCATAAAATTGCTCTTTGTTTCCAATGTATTCTACATCAACTTTTAAATTTTGAAATATTTTTCTGAATTTGTTTGTAAGCCCGACATCTGGTAAATAATAACCTGAATTATACTCTGCGGGACCGTTACCAGGTATGTCTCTAGGTAAATCACTTTTAAATATATTGTAAAACTTTTTAAATTTTTCAAAATGCGTGTTTACATATCTATTTACACCATCAAAAGACTTTCTGTCTTTTATTGTTGTTTCAATTGTTTTTATTATTTCTTTAGTGTCTAAATCTTTAAATAATTTACCTTTTAATCTATTTACAACTCTTTCTTTTTCGTCTTTGCTGTATTGGCTCCATAATGTGATTTGTAAACTTTCTCCACCCAATTTTTTGAATACTCTTTCTAATCTATTTCTAGGTATACTTTCATTTACCAGCATATCTTCCAAAATATTCAAAACCTTTCTTGCTTTTGTAATATCTAAGCTTACAGGCACTTTTGCATCTTCTTTTGTAATTTTGAAATGACCTTCTTCATGCTCTAACAATACTTTTAAATCACCAAAGTCTAATGGTTCAATGAATGGCAAATATATAATATTACTCATTAAATCAGAATAAGCAGCTCTTTCATGCTGATAATGCACAAAATATGGTGATAGTCTGTTTAATGCTTGCTTGTATATGTATGATTTGGCATAACCAAAAGGAATTGTATCTTTTACAACATTTATATTTTTCATATTCAAAAACAATAAGTTTGAAAAAAACTAAAAAAAATAAAATTACTTTTTGCTTTTTATCTTTTCTTTCAAAAACTCTTTAAACTCCTTATAAAACTCTGTGTCTGGATAACCCTGCGGGTCTACTTTCACTAATTTGTCCAATACTGGCTTCAAACCCTCAAACACACCATCCAAATCCATAGAAACTGATTGCATTAACACTACTGAATTCTTTAAATCTCTAGTTGTAAATGGATGTATCATGCCTTGCTTGAATGCATCTCTAAAGAAGTCTACTATTTCTTTCAATAATTTCTTTTTGTCTTTTGGCAACTCATCCATTATTGCTTCTTCAACTTCTTTCTGATAATCACAAAATACACACAAATCTATTCTATTCAAAATCGCTTCATCCAAACTGAATGTCCCTGAATAACTCGCTCCAAAATTCGCTGTAAACAAGAATGAAACATTATTCTCTGGAATTGCTACTGTCTCTCCTTTTATAAAATTATTTATTACTACTTCGCCGTTTCTACCATCCAACATCGGAATTAGTATATTCAAAGTTCTGCTGTTTGCTCTGTTAAACTCATCAAACACTATTGCTACTTTTTTGTCTTTATTTTTCTTCATGAATTCATACAATTCACTTGGCTGGAACTTTATTACTTTTCCAGAGTCAGGAATGAACTTGCCTAATATGTCAATATCTTCCATTCCTGACGAGAATGTCACCACCAAATAGTCGTCCAACTTCTTCTGCTTTTTCAATTCTTTCAACATTTCAATTACTGTATATGTTTTACCAGTTCCAGTTGGCCCATACAACAATATCTTCTTAAAACCTTTCTTCATTATGCTGTTCAGCTGTTTATTTATGACAGATTTGCTGCTAACAACAGTTTTTCTTACAGTTTCCATTTCCTTAATGACTTTCTCTACGTCTTTTTTCACTTGCTTGAATTGTTTAACAGCTTTATTGTATTCATTACTGCCAAATTGTCTTGAGTATTTCTTGAAAGGCACTGTCGAAACCAGCTCAAAACCACTTTCCAAAGCCTTTAATTCCACTACCCCGTACTTAGTTTCGTATTTCATATTGCGATAGAATTTTCACTAGATTCTCAAAACTAATAACAGACTCCAAATTCATATTTAATCCCTTATTCTTATTAATTTTCTACTAATTCGCTTTGTAATATCTTCATAAATCCAAAACTCATACAACTCTTCACCACAAAACTTCGCTATTTCATTAATGTCTATTTCTTCTGCGTTTAAAGTAATGTCAAAATCCACCACTGCTGCTTTCTTCAGTTGCTTTAACAACTTTATTATTTCTTTTGTATTTGACATATTAAATAGGTTCTTCACCCAACTTTTTCAACTCTTTATTTATCAACCTAACAAGTTGTTTAAAGTTCATAGTCTCAATTTTTTAACAATTTTCTTACCCTCTTCTTCATATTCTATTGTGTTATTTTCAAAGTCAATATAATACTCATAAGCATATTCTAAAGGATTCAAAACTAACAATTCAGAGTCCCACAACTCTGCAAACAATCTCCCAACCAATTCCCACTTAGAATTGCACTTTTTAGCTATGTCTCTCAACAGTTCTACAATATAGTCAGGATAACCTTCTCTATCCACTCCAAAAACTACATCTGTCCCTAAAATACAAATATTTCATCATAAGTATTCCAACTTTCAAAAGAATATCTCTTATTTAACTCTTTCAAGGTTTTCATACTCATTTTAATTTATCCAAAAAAATCTCAACCGCTTCTTTAGTTTTCAAACCATCAGCATCAACAATAATGCCTCTTTCTTGCTTCCCAAAACCCCAATACCAGACGCTTTTCTCGCCCTGAAAATAACCTGTCTCTTTAACTACTATCAAATTATCGCTCGCAAATACAACTCTCCTTATGGTTTTGTCATCGTATATATTTCTATGATGCCACACAAACTTAACCGCTGTCTCTCTGTCAAACGGATTTATCGTGTTTTCATACAATTCTATTTTCATACTAAAAAATATTCAAACCTAACAATGCTTTTTCATCCAATTAATAGCATATTTTAAAGCTTTCAATTTGGTTTTAAACGACTCCAAAACAAAATTAACATTATCATAAAACATTACAACAACATATTTGTTGTCACTCTTTTGTATAACAATGCTGTTTCCATAACGATTATCATACCTTATTCTATCACCTTTCCAAACTCTATTCCAACCTTTAATTCTCGCCATTTTAAAAGCATTTAAACAAGATTCAAATCAATCAAGTCTTTAAACGCATTTCATGCTTCGCATTTTGTTTTTTTAAGCTCTCTAAGCCCAGTAACCCCGCATTTAATACATATTTTATCATGCTTAGAGCCTAGAGGCCTTAAATCTGCTTCTATAACTTCATGCCCGTTTACTTTCATTATTACTTTCTTTTTCATATTATCAATCTCATCATTTATTGCTTTTAAATCTATCAATAATTTTCTTTTCTTTTTCATCAACCTTTCATATTTTTTATTAACAATTCTGCTTTCGCAATTCTCATAATACGGACACAAAAAACACTTGCCAAAAGCCCTTAAAGCCGACAAGCACAATCTAGGATTATTTTTCTGTAATTTTTTAACACTAACTACTTTATATTCTACCATATTTAAGCAATAATCTCGCACCAATCCACACCGCAATCCACTTTTTCAGCCAATTTCCTTTTAAACAACTCATCAACAAGGTCTTCATAATCCCAGTCATAGTTATCTGTGCTTTCAAACCACTTGATAATTTCCTCGACTTTCTCTTGTAACTCCGCTTCCGACAATTCACTGAAAAACACAGCATCCCACTTTACATCTCCATCCACTGGATCCCTAAACGTAACAACCTTTAAAGTTTTTTTATTTAACTTTTTCAATTCCCACACCATATTTTTAAACATATAAATAAGATTTAAATAAAATTTCCATTTTTTTTCTCACCTCTCTACAAAAAACCCTCACCAGCCCTTTAAAACTGGATCACAGGATACTATTAAGTTAGACTCAAACTATTCAATATACAAAACAGGATAATCTCTTTCTATCAACTTTTTTAAACACTTCTCCACATCTCTTTTTACTTGTTTAACTTCCGCTCTCTGCCATTTATTACCAAACTCAATTACTATTTTCATATTTAATCCTTTAAACTGATATATATGCTTCTTCCTTTTTGCTGAACATTAAAACATTTACTGATAATTGCTAGATCTTTTTTAATCTGCTGATAATTACAATGACTGTATATTGCTAGATCACTTAAACTGATTTTCTTTTGCCCTACTGCTTCCAGTTGCTTTAATATATTTCTTATGACTTCTAGATCTAACATACTGAATAATTCAAAACAAAACAGTAACAATTATTGTTTTATTCATTTTTTTAATTCTTTTAATAACTCCTTTTTTCATAATAGAAAAATATTATTGTTTAATATAAATTAAAATCTAGAGAAGATAGATAATAACGATTTAATTGTAAAATCTGGCTGAAGGATTAACTATTTAGAATAAAATCTAGCTGGTTTAACTATTCAATTGTAAAATCTGGGTGGGGGATACTTACACTCCCTCACCCAGCCTTCACCAAAACCCACTCTTAATAATTATGTTTATTTTTGTTAATGTATTAAATTTAGTCTTGAGTAAAAATAAACATAATTACTTGAAATTTTATTTTTCTATATTTTTTAATCAATTAAACCCATATTAAAAGCATTAAAAATATACTAAAAAAGCATATATATTTTATTTAAATAAATGACTTTTTAAAAGAGAATATTTATATATTATTTAAATGGTATTAAAAATAAGCATAATTATTATGCTTCAAAACCTCAAAAATCATAGAAAATACTAAAAACATTTAAATATTATTTAAATATTAAGCATTCAAATCAAAATTATTTATATATTATTTAAATGCTTCAATATGCTTTAATTTGGCTTTAATATACTGAGCGTATTCTTCCTGCGTTATTAGACCTCTTTCAAACTTTTCTTCTATTTCGCTTAATTTATATTCCATAATTGAACGCCTTTATTTCTTATGGAGAATTTAATACAACTTGCTTTGTAGTAATATAAACAAATTCACCATTACTTTTATGCTTAACAGACATTATTAAATCAGAATCATGCTCTATAATGCTTCTTTTAAACATTTTAAAGAAATCTTCTTTATTCATTATTATAACTTTTTCTCTTTTTATCTCTTCTTTCAACCATTCTAATTTATCAAATTCTTTTAAATAATTCCTTAATTTTTCTTTTTTATCATTCCATAAATAAACAGGTTTAAATTTAATTTCTTTTGATTTTGAATTATTTAATTTTTCTTTTAAATTGTTGTCTTTTAATGGATGCTCATTATCCAATTTTCTTAATTCTTTTTTAATTCTTTGTTTTTTCTTTTTAGGAAATTTATAAATTATTATATTTTCTAATTTGGATTTATCTTTATTTGATAATAAAAATTTTAGATATGTGTCTAATTTTTTAACTTGATAAGATTTTTCTAATTTTATAAATCTTTTTCTTCTCATATTCAAAAAAACAAATATAAAAAAACAAAAAGAAAAGAAAAGAGATTATTTGAGTGCTATTTCAACATATCCCTCAACATCACTATTCTCCAACCAAATCCCTCTTTTGTCTTTTGCGTCTTTTGTCAATTCGTTTATTTTTCTTTTATAGTTGTAAAATCTGCCATTACTGTTTTTTATCTCATTTGTTAGATTTGCATCAAATATATTATTGAAGTCGTCCAATGCCAAAACAATACCTTCTTGCTGTCTTATCATTACTTCTTTTAACATTTTTAACTTCTCTAGATTTACAGATATTTTTGTCTTTTGTCTTCCTGCTTCTAACGGTCTTTTGTTTTTTATCTTTTCTCTTATCTCATTAAGGAAATTCTCTTTTTCTGCTGTTATTATATTTCTGCTGTCTATTGTGTTACTGTCTGAACCCTTTTCTTTTTCTTTTTCTTGCATATTTGGAAATCTTATCCAACCCCATCCACTAGGATGGGATGGGATAAGATAATAAAAATAAACATAATTAATATATATAGTTTTCTGTTGCAAAAAATATAAATCAAAAAATATAAAATAAAAGAAATATCCAAAAATAAGACATAAAATTTTTAGAGTATTAAGAGAATATTAACAAATTAGATTTTTTTATATTATCCAAAATATATAATCAAGAATACAATTTTTATATTATCAAGAATATAAATCTTCATATTTTTAAGAAAATCCATATAAAAACCCAAAAATTTAGATTTTTTATTTTAGAATAATAAAAATAAATTCTTATTTGTTTTATATTCTCAGTTGTATATAATCCATTATATATTCTAGACCTAGGAAATCTGACAAATGCAATAAAAAATATATAATGCAAAACATATAATAAATGTTATATATGCTCATATTTTTGGAGTATTTTAGAGATAAATACAAAATTTAGAGATTTATATTGTAGAAAATATATTTTGTGATTTATATACTGGAAAATATAGTTTCACGGAGAGAAATGAGATATGGAGTGAGGTGCTAACCCACATATACTATAACAAAAATAACAAAATAACAATATACCAATACACCAATACACACATAAACACACGCCAACCCACATATACTATAACAAATACTACAACCCATACATACTATAACAATAAATGAAAATAAGAATATACTATAACAAAAATAACAGTATCACAAAGTAGCACAACATAATACTAAAAGATTACAAAGCATTACATTTAATTACTTATATGTATTATTTTTGTATCAATGCCATCATCTTCTATTTCAGGATAACAATCTAAAGGAAGGTATATAACAATATCTATTCCACTAATTTTTATCTTTTTCACTTCAGTATTGTCCTTTATTTTTATTATATTGCCAATTCCTTCAACAACCAATATAACAGGAACATCACTAGATATTTCTTCATATTTGTCTATTCCATCCATGGTTATGGTTTTATATCCTAACGGCACGTATTTGGACAAGTTTGTATTTACAATCAAATATACGCTGGTAATTCCTATTAAAATTGTAAAAACAAACACAGCAACTAGTATTATGTTTTTTGTGCTTATCATAATTATGTGCGAATATAAAATAATTATTGGAGACGCGAGGAATATGAGAAAATGGTTGCCTGATAATTCTGTTCAATTAATTGTTACTTCTCCTCCTTATGCTCATATTAAAGATTATGGAATTGAGAATCAAATCGGATTTAGCAGTTCTTTTGAGAAGTATATTGAAGATCTGAATATTGTGTGGAAAGAATGTTATAGAGTTCTGGAATCTGGTTGTCGGCTTGTTATCAATGTTGGCGACGTCTATAATACCAGTCCTGTTTTGGGCAGGTATAAAGTTTTACCGGTTCAGGCAAATTTGGTTCTGGAATGCGAGAAAATCGGATTTGATTATATGGGTGGGATTATATGGCAGAAAGTTGGAAATGTCAATCCCAGTGGAGGAGCAAGTGTTATGGGTTCTTTTCCTTATCCTAGGAACGGGATTGTGGAATATGATTATGAATTTGTGTTGATATTTAAGAAACCTGGGAAAAGCAGGAAATTGGATAAGAGAATTAAAGACGAATCAAAATTGAGTTTGGAAGATTGGAGGAAATGTTTTACTGGACATTGGAAATTTCCGGGGATAAGACAGAAAGAACATATTGCTATGTTTCCTGAAGAATTGCCTGCCAGAATTATTAAAATGTTTTCTTTTGCTGCTGTGCCGGAACTGGGATTTGAAGGTGATTGGGTTCTGGATCCTTTTCTTGGTTCTGGAACCACAATGAAAGTGGCTAAAGAATTGAGAAGGAATTGTATTGGGATAGAGTTGAATCCTGAATTCTTACCTGTGATTAAAAAGAAAGTTGGCATAGAACAAAGAGATTTGAGAGGCGAAGATCATTTTGAGATAATTTTTGAGTAGTATTGGGATTTTCGCTTGTGTTAAATGGGTGACAATAGTTATATGACTCGCTTATTTGTAGTGGTCGCTTTAAGTTGCTCGCTTTAATTTTATGGTTTGCTATGCAAACCAGGCTCGCTTTTTGCTTTTGGGTTTGCTAAGAACCAAAGGCACGCTCAACTTTCATGGGCACCTTGATATTTTTGGCTCGCTCAAGTTACTTGGGTTTTGCTATATATATAAGGCTGTCACGCTCAAAGTTTATGTGCTTGTTTGTATTCTCAGGCTCGCTTCTGCAGTAAGGTGATTCTAGGTTTCATTGGCTGCTAACGCTAGATTATTATGGGTTTCTCAATTCATATGGCTCGCAATCTATCTTAGGGTTTCTTTATTTCATTGGCTAACGCTATACTTTTATGAGTTTTCTCTTAAATACCAGCTATACAAAGATTCGCTGGAAGTTTCAGAGTTTGTTCTTCATTTTTGGCTCGCTAATTTTATAAGGTTCATTAACTATTTTTGGCTTTGTAGGTTTTGGCTCGCTCTTTTTGCTACTAATGCTAGAGAACCAAGGTTTGCTTCTTCAACATGGCTAACCGCTATTAGCCAAAGGGTATACTCTATCTTGATGGCTCGCTCGCTCTTTCTGGTAGTCTGAAGACTTTAGGCTCGCTCAACTTTCTTGGGATTTCTGTTAATTGGTGGCTAATTCGCTTTTTAAACAAGGTTTGCTTCTTTTGTGTGGCTGCTATCTCCACATGGTTTTTCTGTGTGAACTAGGCTCGCTAAGCTTTAATGGTTCTTTTCTTTCATCTTATGGCTGCCGCTATGATTTTAAGGTTTAGCTTTCATCTTATGGCTGTTTATTTCGCTATACTTTTAAGGGTTTTTCTCTTGTATTTTGGCTGTTTCGCTATGAGCCAAAGGGCGTTTTACTTACTTTATTTGGCTGTTTTCGCTCACTTTCTTAGGATTTCTATTTTTTTATGGCTCGCTATCTCTTGCAGGTTTTTCTTGCAGAAAGAGGCTCCATAATCAATATTTATGCAGTTTATTTATTAACTCGTCTACTTTTTCGTTTATCAGTTTTATAACTTCTTCTTTTTCTTTCAGTTCTTTGTATTCTTTAGCAGTAAGTACTACCACAGACTCTCCTTCTTTAAATTTCTTTTTGCTGACTAGAATGTGCAATCCTGTTCCTGTTCGTTTTACAGTGCTTTCCTCCATTATATATATAACATTTAAATATTTAAATATTATTTAAATTTCTTTGGGACAAAAGAGGTTTTAGTCTGGAAATTATTACACTGTAATAATGCGGAGATTTTTCAATAAGGATGCATTTTCTGTTCAAGTTTATAGCAGCAACGCCAGTAGTGCCAGAACCTGCAAACGGATCTAATATTGTATCGTTTTCGTTTGAAAGATATGATATAAGCCATTCCATTAATTTTACTGGTTTTTGGCAAGGGTGTTGTCTTATTCCATCTGATTTTGATTTTTTTGGCGGAATACAATGAACGAAATAGTCTGGATGTTGTCCAAGTTCGTAGTGAAATGTAGAGTATTTTCTAGAAGTGGTATGCTTTGTTGCCCAGAAAATCAATTCATGAGCACTCATAAAAGAAACTTTCTTTGCCATTGGAACTGGATTACTCTTTAACCACCATAATGGCTGCCTTGCTATAAAATCATTCTTTCTGCACCATTCCACTAATGGCGTAATTTTGAACCTATCAAAGAAGATAAGCATATGACCTCCTATTTTCAGTATCCTTTTAAACTGTTTCAATGCAGCATATATGAACTTCCAGTATTGGTCTTCAGTTTCAAAAATATCCCATTCTCCAAACATCATGGAAATGTCTTTGCCTTGATATTTCATCCTTCTCTTGAGAGGATTTCTGCTTCTGGCAATTTTCGCTTCTCTTGAAATCATATAAGGAGGATCTGTTAAAATCATGTCTATAGATTCATCTTTCAATTCTTTCATTAGCTCCAAACAGTCTCCTAGCAAGACTTTACAAGTGTTGTTGTTGAACATCATGAGAATCTTTTTTAATATAGTACTTACAAGCTTTCCCAGCAACAGTTATGTCTTCTACCCAACCAGGACAAGTACTGTCATAATGTCTTTTACAGCTCAAACATAGGAGATTTGTTTGACTTGCCATAAATACAATAAACACTTATGTTAATAATGACACGAAAGAGTTATAAATTAGAAGAAGTGTGGAAACACATTGCTACAATAAATGGAGAATTAGGATCTCTTAAGACAGATATGAAATATGTGAAAAAGAAAATGGATAAATTGGATAGTCGTTTATGGTATTTGCTTGCAGGAATTGTTATTACACTTTTTTCAGTGATAGTAGGTCATATGCTCTGAATAGTATATATTAGACAACAGAAAACTATAAATATAAAATTAAGTAATATTATGAATGAGAAACAAGAATATATTGGAACATTTGGAACATATTTTTGCAGCATTAGAAGTCAATAAAAAACAAAAGCAGAGAGTATTAGATTTATATGAGAAAATTGTTAAGGAAAAATTTATCGCTTTGCATGATACTAAAGATATAGCTTGCGGATTGGTGTATGTTGGTTTAAGGTCTTTGAATTATCCTGTTGCAATTTCGGATTTAAGCAGCATTGCAAATACACCCGTCAGACGAGTTTCTAAAGTGAGCAGAAAAATCAAACAAACAATAAATCTGAATGTAAGACCAGCTTCTGCTGACGAGTTTTTGAAAAAATATGAGAAATTGTTAAAATGCAATGGCAAAGTAAAAAGGAAAGCCAATTATTATTTGAAGTTGATAAGAGAACAAGGCAAATATTCTCTATTGTATTCAAAGTATACTTCTTTGGCAATTTTGTATTTGGCAATGGCAGAAGCAGGACTTGTCAAAACCAAAAGTGAATTTGTTGATTTGTTAAACAGCGTGAATGGATTTTCTGCTGCCGAAATTCCTAATCTTTATTACAGACTTAGGAAAGTTTGTGATTGTTTGGAATTAAAATGAGAGCAGAAATAATAAGCAGTTTGGGGAGAGTAAAAGTGGGAGACACAATTATACCTCCGTATCCAAAATTACTGCATTTAGTGAAATTAGAAGAACCAATGTTTGCTCAACAGAAGATTAACGGTTACAACGTGAGAGTAGCAAAAGTAGATAAAGATTGGGTGGCATTTTTGAGAGGTGGTTTAATTGACGAAAAGACCAACAATCTAATAAGAGAAAACATTGGCAAGAAACTGGAAAGGTTTTTCAGAGTCTATCCCAATCTAGTGCTTGTAATGGAAGTTGTTGGCAAGAATACAATGAGCAATTATAAAGGTGATAAAGATTTTGACTATTTTGTTTTTGACATCATGAATTTGAGAAGACCAGAAAAGACAAGGTTTTTGAATGCTGAAGTCGTTGAAAATCTCTGTAAGACTTTTGATTTGAACTTTATTGGAAATATTGGTTTGTTTAGCAATCTGAAAAAACTGAAAAAGGAAATGAAAAAATTGCCAGAATATTGCGAAGGTGTAGTTTTGAAATCCGTAGACGGAAATAAAATATTGAAATACAAATGGGAAGATTGTCCTGAAGAGTTTAAAGACAGGATTAAAAAAGTGATAAAGAAAGTTCCGAAATCCAGACCAGAAAACGTGATATTAGATCATGTATTACAAGGTTATGCAGAACCAGAACTTGGATTAAAGGCAGGATTCACAGACAAAGAATTTAAAGAATATCTTGATTTAGTAGAAAGAGCTTGCATTGGCACTAGAGAAGACATAAGCAAAAAGACTGCGAGAGTTGTAAATTGGTTTATGGAAAGACTAAAAGTAAAAGGAGATTTTGATAGTGAAATGTTAAAAAAACTGGAAAAAGCTGTTAAAAAAAGAATTGGACAAGAAATAGGAAAAAAATTCAAAAAACAAAATCAGAAATTATAAGGACATTTCTTAGAGGATTATTCCTCGTCTTCTTCTTCATCATCTTCGTCGTATCTCATAATTTCAGTTATAGTGAAGTATTTATATTGGATTATTACACTGTTATAATTCTTTTTTCACAATTTCAGACTTCTTGCCTCTGCCTTTTCTATATACTATATATAATTCAGCAGGTATTTTGTGTTCTTTAGCAAAACTCCTGATTCTTTCAAATTGTCTTTTTTCTTTTTGACTTGGATAATACTTGTCTTTAGTGGTTTCTTTGACTTCCACAACTTTTATAATCTTTCCTTTTTGTAAAACTATGAAATCAGAACCTTCTTGCGATATTGCAATTTTCAGGACATTTATTTTACCATATTCTTTTATCAACCTATTTTTAATCAAATATTCACCTACATAGCCTTTTCTATACATATATTTACTACTCATTAAGAATATATATTGATTTCTATTATATTATATATATTATGGAGGCATTAGAAGAAGGGCAGGCTGATAAGTAGGTCTGGGGGCTGATCCTGTCCTTCTTTTACTCCATGTATTTATTATGCGACTGAATATAAATATCAACCGGGAAAAAGAACAAGTTTATTGGAAACTAGCACAACTTAAAGTCAAGTATAAAGCCAGTTCGTGGTTGGAACTGTTAGAAATATTGTTGGATATTGAGGAGAAATACAATGAAATTAGCAATTGATTTGGAAAAAGCAACGGAGATGTTTCTGGAAGGCAGTCTGTCTTACAAATATTTTGTTGAGAATATCGTAAAAGAAATTGAAGGCGTAGAATTGAAAGTACCTAAATTTCAGGAAGAATGGATAGACGCAGCACTTACACACCAGAATGTTGTTATTGCTGCTTCTAGAGGTTCGGGAAAAACACTTACTTTTGGTGTCTTATTGCCTTTGTATATAGCAACATATCACAGCAATAAAACTTTTTTAATCATATCACCTACTGAAGACAGAGCTTTTGAAATCTTGCAAAAAATCAGATATACTGTTGAAAACAACAGACTGCTTAGATTCTTAAAGCCAACAAGTGTGTCTGGAACTTGGACTAAATCTAAATTAGACACTTCAAATCACTGCGTATTTTATTCCAAATGTTTGTCACCCAACTTGAGAGGTTATCAAGTGGATTATCTTTTAGTTGAAGAGTGCGGACAGATACAAGAAGTGGATATGTTCTTGTCAGCAGTTTTGCCAACAATATATGCTAAAAAAGGGAAATGCATAGCAATAGGCACTCCAGAAACAAGTTATGACCTATTAGCAAGATTGAAAAATAATCCTCATTTTTATAGTTTGGAATATCCAGCTATTAAAGACGGAAAACCCTTATGGCCAGAAAGGTATTCCATTTCTAGGCTGAAAGTCATAAAAAGAACAATTGGAGAACCTCGATTTAATAGAGAATATTTGCTACAATTAATGTCTGACGAAGACAGAGCTTTTCCTTCAGATGTTCTTATATCAAGTTTGGATCACAACAGAGGATTGTTAGAATATGGAGACACAACAAAAAAGTATTTTGTGGGTGTAGATTTAGCAGAATCACGAAAGGGCGACTATACTGTCTTTATGGTTCTTGAACAACAAGACGAAGGCAGTTTTGCTATAGCACATATGGAAAGAATGAGGGGTGTTCCGCCAAACATTCAGGAAAGAAAACTGGAAGAATTGTATGAAAGATTCAAGCCACTAAGGATAGAAGTAGATAGAAGTTTGTTTGGTCATGCATTCATAAGTAATCTGAAAAGCAGAGGACTTCCAGTAATAGGTTTTGACTTTTCTCCAAACAAAAGAGGAATGATTCTCCATTCATTACAAAGAGCTTTTGAAGATCAGAAAATTAAGATACCTTACAACAATGAAGCAGAACTCAAAATGAAAACTTTATTGCATGAACTTTCATATATTGATATAACTAATGGAAAATATGTTAGCAAAACAAGACACGACGATTGTGCTATAGCATTAGCTTTAGCTTATTATGCTGCCTGTAAATATAAGACATGTATTGTTTATGGAGCAACTTCACAAGTTAATATATATAATAATGTATCTAATTATGGGGCTGAAAAAAGTTATATTGAGCAGAGGGAAAAACATGTGGAAATGCTTAAAGAACAACTCGGTTTGGACTAAATTATCCAAACTTCTAAAATCTGATAATGCCAAATATGTTTATGCTTCTGCAGCATACATCTTAATTTCCGGAACACTATTTAATTGTTTTGCAATGACTTGCTTTAACAGCAAGTTCGATTATGTTAGTGTATTGGGTTATGGCTACGTCCTCTTTTTTATTCGTTACGAACTCGTAGAACTCGTACGAGACATTAAAAGAAGAAGATGATACCATTAAACAAGTATATATTGCGGGAAGAAAAACCAGCAACGCAGTTTAAAACTTCATCAGTCAAAACTACAATTCCTGAATTCAAAAGACTGGACTTAGCAGAAGCAGAAAGGATATACATGACAGACGCTTTAGTTCGAAATGCTATAAACACTTCTGTTCAATTGTTTGATTGCGATTATGATATAGAAGCTCCTACGAACAAAATCAAAGAAGAAGTTGAAGACTTTTTGGATAGTATTGATTTTCCGCAATTAAGAAGAGATATTGCCAGAGATGCGTTTGTATACGGAGATGCTTGGTGTGAATTAGTTTACAAATACAATAAACTAATAGGTGTTGTGAGTTTGAATCCAAGAACAATAGATTATCAGAAAACAGATATGGGAGCAATAAAATTAGATAGTTATGGAAATCCTGTAGGCTACTTACAAACAGTAAATACTGAACAAATGCTAGATCCTGCAGTTCAAAGAAGACTTGTAACTATTGGCGGTGTTACAGGAATACCTCTACGAAACGATCAAGTTGCCAGATTCTATTTTGATAAGATTGGTAATGGGTGGTATGGTTTGGGGTTAATAGAACCAATATATTCTGTTACCTTAGGAAAAAATGAAGCTGAAATGGGTTTATCTCATGTAATACACAAAGTAGGATTTCCTATAATAATTATGAGCGTAGGTGACGAAGACCACCAACCAACTCCTGATATGATTGATTCAGGTTTAAACATGATACGAGATCTTAATTACAAAACAGAATTGTCAATTCCTTATTACATGAAAGTAGACACTCTTAAAGTTACAAGAATTGAAAAATTGAAAGAGTTTTTAGACTATTTCATAGAACAACAAATAACTGGAATGGGTTTGCCAGGAGCAATAGCAACTGGGAGAGGCGAAGACGTCAATAGATCTACATTAGTATCTCAGATAAAAATATTTATGAAGATTAATGACGCTAGAAGAAAATTGTTTGCAGATCAATTCAATACTCAAATATTAGCACGATTGGCTAAATCTCGCAACTGGCATAGAACTCCCAAAATTGTTCCCAAACCCTCAGATATAGAAAACATACTTGAAGGCGTCCAAAAGGATGTCAAGAAAGATAAAACCGGGGAAATAGGATGAATCTTGTATTCCTAGGAACGGGTCCTGCCATAGCCGTAAAAGGCAGAGGAAAAAATTACAGGAGCAATTCCTCTCTGCTGCTAGAAACAAAAAAAGGCAATATTCTTATAGACGCTACACCAATGATAGAAGAACAATTGTTCAAGAATGCTATAGATAAAATAGATGCTGTTTTAATTACACACATGCATAGTGATTGCGTAAAAGGTTTGCCTAAAGTTGTTGAGAGATTTGGCAAGATACCCGTTTATACACTAAAACACAATTTCAACTTAATTCATGAAATCTGGCAGACTTTAGAATTAGAAGAACATGACATAACACCCGGAAAACCATTTCAAGTTCTTGGTGTTCAATTCACACCTTTTAGAGTAATTCATGCAGAGCCGTTTCCTACTGGCGAAAAGTACCCTTGTTTAGGCTTTAGATTTAATGATGTTTTATATGCTGAAGACATGGAATCTGTGCCTTCTGAGTCTGAAAAATATTTTGAAAATGTAGATTTAATGATAATTGATGCTGCTATGTATTTTGATCGCAAGATAAGAGGGCATATGAATACTGAACAAGCGTTACAACTAATTAAGAAATACAAACCTAAAAGAGCAATTTTAACTCAAATAGGCAAAACTTACCCAGATCATTATAAAGCTCAGAAAAGAATAAATGAATATTGTAAATTTCATGGAATTTCTACTGATGTAAGATTGGCTTATGATGGGATGGTAATTGAAAATTTACAAGAAATTTATGAACTTTTTAGGTATGTTGGGAGCAAAAGATTGAATGCTGACGAAATACTAGCAGAAATTCCAAAAGATACAAAAACATTTTTTGATCCTATGACTGGCAGTTCTGTTATAGCTTGGAGAATGAAACAAAGAGGAGCTAAAGTAATTGTTAATGATATAAGTCCTGTAGCATATTACTATTCTAAAGCAATTTTAGGCAACTATAAACTGCCTCAAGAAGAGTTTGAGAAATTCTTAAAAGCTAAACCTGTTGAAGGCTGGCTTACTAAATCAAATCTAAAAAGACCTGGTTCTGTGGAATTAAGAAAATATATAGACGGTTTGGTTACTTATGCTCATGATCAGAAAAATCCTGTTAAAGACTTTTTGTTAGCTATTTGTGCTGACATGCTTACAAGATTTATGGGCAGTTTTGGAGTATTTAGACCTTACAAATGGACAGTCCACTCAGCTGTTGAATTTGCCAAAGCCAGTTATGCTGATATTCTCAAAAAAATAATACCTGGAGAAGCAGTAGTTACTAACAAAGATATTTTTGATTTGGAGATTCCAAATGTTGAGGTTATTTACTGGGATCCTCCTTATGACATTAAAGAAGGAGACGAAGTTCCATATACTGCTCATCAGTATAAAAATATAAATTCAATCTTAATGCAAAAAGATTTTGTAATACCTGAATTTGATAGACAAAAGATTCCAGAACTCATTGAAAAACTGGCCAAAAAATGTAAAATAATATTGGTTAGCACTTCTGATTCACCATATATTGATTATAAAAAAATATTATCGCAACACAAAAAGGAAGTAACAGTAAAGAAACTCAAAAGAAAAAGTAGAGGAACTCAGCCGTCTAGCGTCAGGCCTGAAGTCAGAGAGTATACAGATTTGTTATGGATTGCTAAGGATTCAGTTCAACTAGCAGAAAACAGAAGAACAGGCATATATTTAGTTAAACCACACGCAGAAATGATATACAATAATGAAAAAAAACTGATAGTGAAGTCAAGAAACTACAAAAATATGTTAGACAAACCTCTTTACTTGTTGGACAATGAGTTTTGTTATGGCATTATCAAACTTACAAATGTCAAGAAAATAAGTCTGAAAGAATTTGAAGAACTCCGAGAAAAACATAAAATAACAGAAACAGAACGAAAAGAATGGTGGGATGATAAAAATGAATTATATGCGTATGAATTTGAGTGGGTAGAGCATTTTCCTGAGCCCAAACCAGCAGCAGTTCCTAAAGGAACGCAGACTTTTGTAGAGAACTGGAGTTTCGCAACTACTGTTAAAAATCAAGAAGACTACAAATTTCACAGGACTTTAGAGTTGATACAAGACATTTACAATTACAATGCTCATAACATGGAAAATGAAGTACTGGCTGACGATTTTAGATTGGCAGTAGCTTATTACTCCAGAATTCTGCAAGGCAAGAAAATCAAATTCACTAAAGAACAAATCATTCAATTAGCAACAAAGATATTAAAAGAGATAGCGAGAAGAAAGAAATCTGGAAGAATGAATTGGACTGCTAGTCCAGAGTACGGTTCAGAAGCTTACAAAAAATTATGGGAAGCTGTTGATTTGACAAAAGAAGAAAGAAATATTTTATTGGGCATAAGTCTTAATTTTGAAGCTTTGAAACAAAGTATAAATATATAAAAAGCAAATAATAGATTATGACAGAATACAAAAAAACCAATAACCCGAACATAATCAAAAAAATAGAAATAATTGAGAGCGAAATACACCTAGATAAACTTGAGAAGCAAATCTCGGAACTAAAGGCACAACTGGATAATACTCCCAAACCAAAGACAAAACCAGACCAAGAAACATTGGATTACTGGAATTCACAATTAGAAATGATAGATAGAGAAGAATTGAAAAAAAGATTAAAAGAGAAACAGGACTTTCTCAAGATGTTAAAAGGTTTATAATATGGCAATAACTTTTGACCACGAAAAGGAGTTAAGCAACATAATTTATTGGGATGAAAGTGCTTCAGAGTGGATAACAACTAATTATTGCGACCAAACAGACTTTGATTATTTTGATGATGATGCAACAGTTGGTGATGCTTTATATTTCGGCTGGGGATATTCTTATGGAAACAAAAATAAAAAACCACAACAAAGTTTTCACGATATAAAATTTTTTGTTGGGACTCCCTTGGTAGCCGATTCTATAACAGTTGCTTGGGAGTATTGGAATGGAAGTGCATGGGTTGCTATTCCAGGTCTTGTGGATAATACGAATGCTTTTCAGAATGCAGGTGAAAATTGGGTAACATTTCCAGTTCCACCATCAATGAGACCTAAAAATGATTTAACAGGGTCAACTTATGGCAGATGTGTCTGGGTGAGATGCAGGATTACAGCACTTACTAATTTAACAGAGGGAGGAGCCCAAAGCAACCAAACGGTGAAAGTAAAGGATTGGACAATAGATTTTGATACTTCTGTGCGTCTTTCGGATTTAAAAGATGCTTCTGATAGTGGAGGTTGGGGTGTAGTAGACAAATTAGGGGAAAAAGCATATCTGATTAAAGCACATATTAGAGCAAAGAATGGCGGAACTTTGACAATAAAAGACGGAGAACAATTACAATTAGGACATTATGATGGTGGTTCTTATTACAACACCTTTTTTATAGATTCTGGTGGGACAATCCAATTTGGAGAATTAGATGCGGATGGATTTGGAATAAACGGCGGTTCAATTTATCACACAACTTTTCGTAGAGAACCTTATAATTATATCAAAGGCAGTTTTAAATTCTATGCTTCTGTATACTACCATCATAATGGTTCTTTCGGTGACCCTGCATTCGGCAATCCAGGATTGATAGACATCAGAGATAGTGTTTTAAACGGAAATAGTTTGTTTTATTTTGTAGCAACTGCAAGTGGTAGTAAATTACACAGAACGCATTATTCGGTTAGTAGTAAATTATATCAGTATTCTGAGAATTTAGATATAAATGGATTAACATTAGCCAAAGATTGTGAAGGAATTCTTAGTGGTAAAGATGCTAATATTTCAAATGTTGAATTTTCAGATACTCAACAACTAATAGTTTATTATAACAGTTTGGTTAACTTATATGATTGTATAATCCAAAATGACAATATTACATTCTACTGGGCAGATACAAATGATAGAGTATATAAATATTTTCATTTCAATCTTAAAGTTATTGATAAAGACGGAAATGGTATTGAGGGAGCAACAGTTAAAATATGGGATAAAACAGGTGCATTAGTTGTGAATGCAACTACCGATACAAATGGGACATTGCCAGAGCAAACCTTAAAAGAAATCTATGTTCATTATGACAACAATGCTTCTCCGAAGAGAACTGAAACATATTATACTCCGCACACCATAGAAATCAGCAAACCTAGTTATCAGACATATAGAAAGAAGTTCACCGTGAACAAGAAAATAGATTGGCTAATAAGGTTAATTCATTCAAATGTCTGTGTTGACCAGGAGGTGATGTTACCATGAGATACCTTAAAACAGAATCTACGTATATTTTAGGCAATTTCACAACCGGCGATACTGTAACCATTACCATTTACAGATTGTCTGATGATACAAAAGTTGTGGATGCTGCCACATGTTCCGAAATAGGCACAACCGGGCGATTTAAATATCTGTTCTCGCAATCAGTCACAACAAAAACAGAATACTTGTGGATTATGACCAATGGCATAGAGGAACAACAAGGTAAGATAATATTGGGTGGTTACCCGGACGACATAAAAGCACAGACAGATAAGATGGACTTCGTTGGGACAGACATAAAAGCGACTCTGGATGGTGAGAAGGTAGTTTTAACCGACGAGACGGAAGCGCAGATAGATGCAATTGAGGCAGACACAGATGAAATCCAGAGCAAGCTACCAAATGATGAGATAGCGGGTTCTATCGATAAAACATCTTTGGAGAGCAAACATGGTAGTGGCTCGTGGGAGGGCACTACTCCCGCAGATGTTGCAGATGCAGTCTGGGATGAAAAATTAAATGAGCATCAAAAGGCTAATACTACTGGTTATGAACTTAAGCATATTACTGGTGGTATTGTACCGCGACAACCTTTGACTGTGAGAGACAAAGAAAAAATTTTGGAATATTTAGAAACTTTGCTGAAAAAATTAAATGCTGTAATAACCAAACTTTCTGATGAACAAATAAAAAAGCTTGCGAACGATTTGGCTCAACGATTAGTGTCTGACATTGAAAAGCAAAACGAAATACGTGACAAGATTTTGCTAAGTTTGGCTGATATAAATACATTGGAAGAATTATTTAATTATGAACGTAGAGCTAATAGCTCAGGAATATCAAAAAAAGAAACGAGAACTTCAGGAAACCATAATTCAAAAGCGTGAACAACTGAAAGAACTGGAGTCCAATTCTCGATTAGTTGAGTTAGAATTAAAAAATTTACAACGCGAATATTCTAAATTACAGAAAAAATATGAATTGCAAGAACAAAAACTACACAGTAAGTCAAAGAAATTGAAGCAAGTTGAAGCTCAATTAAAAGACTTACAAGCAAAATCCAAAGAAGAACTCGAAAAATATATTAAAGATTTACAACAATTTAAAGTAGAACTGGCAAAGAACAATACTAAAATCTTAGTTTTGTTTTATCAGAATTCAAAACTGCTAGATCAGGCTGTTGTATCCAATACAGACGAATTACTTAATAAAATTAGCGATTATTTTACTAATACTTCGTGTTCGCACGCTACAATAGTAAAAGGCTCAGATATCAAGAATTTGACGAAAAAAGACTTTATCATTGACGAATGCATTGAGGAGCATAAAGATAAAGTTTTGGGTAAACTTTTATCAAACCTTGAAGACAAAATAATTGTCAAAGATTTTATAAGTCTTGTTGGATCTACTGTTGAAAAAGGAGAAGGACATGATGTAGATATTTTGATAAGATTAGATGGTTTGGATTTCATAAAAAGAGCCATTTATACTTTGTTCAGAAAGAAATTAGATAAGTTAGGAATTGATAAGGATGTTCATGTGTTTTTTGAGCCTACTGGACCTGCAGATTCTTTTATACCTTTATATGATTTGAAATTGGAATTGAGAAATCCATTTAAGAAAATAGAAATGAAAGAGTTAGACTTATCGGAAATTCCAGTGCCTTATTTGCCTCAAAAGCCTTTTGGTTCTGCATACAATTCAGTTGAGGATTTGCTGAATAAGGCAAAAGAAGACACAGAATATTACGTTGAAAAGAAATTCAACGGCTTTCATGCTTCTATTGTCAAAAAAGGCGAGGCAGTAAAGATATATTCAGAGCAGAAAAAAGACATTACTTCGGCGTTCAAGACTCTTGTGGAGGACATTAAAAAACTAAGCGACAAGGATTTTTACGTAGATGGAGAATTAGTGCCATACGATAAAGAAGGAAAAGCTTTGGGAAGGCGTCCATTAATGAAATTTATAGGAGCTGTAGAATCTGGAAAGCAGGTGGACGATTCTAACATAAAGCTGCATATCTGGGATATTATTTACTATGATGGCAATGATTTAAGAAATTTGCCACTAAAAGACAGGAAAGAATACTTGAAAAAACTTAAACTAACTAATAGAATCACAGATACTCCTTACAAACTAGTTAAGGGAAAAGCAGAACTTGAAAAAGCTGTAAAATGGGCAACAGCATTGCCAAGCAGTGAAGGAGCAGTTATAAAAGAAGCCAATGCTCCTTATACCTTTGACGAAAAATCTCGTGCTTGGTTGAAATATCACAAACTATATGATATTGACTGCGTTGTTTTGCAGCAAAACAAGACTTCAAAAGAAGGAACATACAATTATAAAATAGGTGTGTATGTAACAGAAGAGCAAGCCAAGAAAATAAATCCAGACAGACTAACAGAATTCAACGGCAGAAAAGTTCTGGATTTGAAAAATACATTTAATACTACTGAAACATTTAAACCGGGAGATATTATCAGTGTAGAAATAGAGGATATTTGGAGACATGAAACTCCAAAAGGCATTTATTACTCTATACACAAACCAAAAATAAGGCACATAACAGAGAAAAAAGAAACCACGCCATTGTCTGAATTGGATAATTTAGTGTGTTCTATTGGCTCTAAAGTTGTAGAAGAACAAGAAGTTGTTGTTAAGAGAAATAGCAAATTGCCTAAAGAAAGTATTGACGATACAGAAGATTCTGAAGGCGGAACGAGAAGTGAAGCTGCTCAGAAGTTTTTTGAAGAAAATTGGCATAATTTATATCCTAAGTCTGGAAAAGGAGAATGGGTATATCAGCTTCATTTCAGAGGTTTGTCTGAACAAGAAGCAAAGACTCTGGATCTTAGAGGTTTATTGGTACAAGGCAAGCACTCTGTTCACGGAGATTTAAGATTGAGCAATAATGGAACATTACACGGATTTACAGTATTTGAAGGTTCTGCTAAAGATATTCCGGTAAAAGAAGGTTCTAAATTGATATATATGGCACAATACAAAGGAGAAACTAAGTTTGAGAAATTAGAAGTGGCTCCCAAACAATGTCAGCCACGAAGCTGGCTCTTAGTTGGTCGAGACAAACCTTATTTATCTCCGCCAAAAGGTGTTGGAAGCACAACGAACAAGTGGGCTAAATTCTTTGCATTGGACTGGGGCACTTACGAATTAGGTTGTGTTAGAGAGCACAGCCGCGAATACTTCTTGTACGGTAACAAAATGAAAGGAAGAGTTTTAATCACTTATGCTCCTGTTGCAGGCACAAGAAAATGGCTTATAGATTTTCCAGTAGACCAGACACCTTACGCAGAATCTCACAATTTGAATGAAGTAATAGCAGAGTTAAAACAGAAGAAACAAAAGTGGTTGATATGGTGCAAACCAGGAGAGAAACCTAAAAAAATTAAGATAGATTAGCGTCAATTCTGTCATTTCTGTCATCTGTTTATTACTTTAAAATAAATACTCTTGTTAATCTTTTAAATCTATGGGAAAGGCAAAAATTGCTTTTGTCAGAAAAAACTGGCCTTTAATGTCTGCTGGAAAAGCTAATGGTATAGATTATACTGTAGATGTAATTAAAGATGCTTATGACAAGACAGTATGGGATAGAAAAACCTTATCTATATTCTTAGATCACCGTCCATATGAAGCTGCTACATGGGTTGGCGAAGTTAAAAACCCTCATATAGAAGGCGATAGCTTAAAAGGAGACATTTATATTTACGATCCAGTTTTGGTTAATAAATTAGAAGCAGGTGCTAAATTTGGAATATCTCCAGAATTAGAAGGAAGGGAAGAAAATGGAGAAATGAGAGAAATGAGATTCCTTAACTTTAATGTGGTATTTGAGCCTGCTGTTAAAACAACTTATTTGAATAAAGACGGTAAAGAGGTTAGGACAAATTATATAAATCAAAAATTCTTTCTCTCCGCTCAACCAGAGAAAGAAGTTCTTATAGAGCAGGTTGTTGATCCTGCAATGGCACGCTTCTGTTTTGTGGATTCTGACGGCAATCTTTGCCGTTGGTATCCGCAAAATGGGAGAATTTTGAATATGCAAGACGAAGAGAAAAAAGAAGGGAACGACGTCAAGGAAGAAACAAAGACTGAAGAAGCAAGCAAGGAAGAGCCTAAACAAGAATCTTCTCAGGAATCTACACAGGAATTATCAGAAATAAAAGAAATGCTTAAGAGAGTTCTAGAAGAAAACAAAGCAATTAAAGAAGAACTAAAGAAAAAGAAAGACAAATATCCAGAAGAAAAGAAAGAAGATTACCCTGCACCCGAAGAATTAGCAAAGAAAAAGAAAGAGAAATATCCTAAAGAGAAATACCCAGAATATCCAAAAATGGAAGAAGAAAACAGACAAAAATTGGGTGAGGACTTTCCAGAAGACATTATTGAGGCTTTGAGAGAAGTTAATTCTGAATACACAGACTTCGTCAAAGAATACATAAAAGAACACAAAGGCGAAGGAAGTGTAGCAGAATTAATGAAAAAAGCTGCAAAAGAGTGGAAAGCAAAACAGAAAGAGAAGGAACAGGAAGAAACCAAAAAATCTTTGCAAGAAAATAGGAAAACTGTTCCTCAAGCAGGAGAAACTCAAAAACTATCAGAAGTCCAATTTGAAGAATTGGATGCTGAATTGGCAAAATTCTTGCTTGAACAGCAAGCTACTCTATCTGAAAGGTGATAAAAATGGACGCACAAACATATAGGTTGGTTCAGTCTTCTTTTACTAAGAAGACACTAAGCGACTTCTTTTTGAAAAGAAGTCAAGTAGATGCAGAAGGAAACGTACAGAGAAAAATATACAAATTGGCAGATACAACAACTTCAACAACTGGCATGGCGACAAGCACACCTTCCACAAAAGGTATTCAGGGAATATTGTGGTTCAAGGAGATTATCAAATATGCAGAGGACTTGAGAAGATTTGACCAAGCAGTCATGCACAACGAATACATGGTCAATACAGGAGCACACGAAGTTATGGTGCCAAGAGCAACAAGTCATTTATCTCTAAACTATTCAACTAGTGAAGGTTCTGACAGAACTTTAACAGAAATGGACAATATAAGCACTGTACCAGTAACATTATCCGCTTCTGATTTCAAAAAAGGCGGAGTAGCTATTTCAAAAGAACTTGCTATGACTTCAATGGTGGATTTATTGGCACACGCAAGACATGTAATAACTCAGGATTTGGCAAGAGATTTGGACGTAGCAATAGCTACAGAACTCCAAGACACATCTGTAACTAATAGAGTATTTGGAGGTTCTGGAGTTTCTGATCCTAGTGGTTTATCCACTGGAGACGTGCTAACAACTGATTTAATAGCAGACGCAATGGAAAAATTGGAATCCAACAACTATGTGCCTAGATTGCTATTTGTTTCACCAGCACAGGTCAAAGCATTCAGAAAAGACAGTCAATTTGTAAATGCAAGTGAATATGGAAGCAACGAAGTGGTCTTAAAAGGAGAAATTGGACGGTACTTGGGTATTAGAATAATAAAAACAACCAATACACCAGCATACAGTTCAGGAGCAACAGATACAAACCAGAATACAAAAACCTGGGGTGCAGCTGGACACTGTTGTATAATGGTAGGAACAAACAATTGGGATCAGTTAGTAGCAGGAGTTGTTGCTTGGAAAGAGAAGCCTAATGTAGACTATGAATACCACAAACTCAAGAGCAAGCACATATTCTACGCAAATCAGGCTTACAAAGTGAAGCTATTGGAACCAAAGGCAGTCTGTTTAATAAAAGTGACAGACGCCTAATTCCTTTTTTTATTTTTTTGTATTTTTTTGGTATTTTCAATAGTTGATATAAATACTTCTATTACTATGTTATAGTATGACAGAAGCATACAGATGGGGTTTTCACTCTGGTAAGCTTACTGTAAAAGACATTTTAGTAAAGGATACTTTAGAGATAAGAGGCAATATGTCTTTTGGTGACGCTTCTGCAGATACATTTACTGTTACAGGTCGGTTAACTGTTAATGGAGGTTTGGTAATGAAACATGTCAGCAAATCTTCTGCTTACACAGCTAGTGTTGCTGATTCTATTATTGGTGTAGATACAACTAGCTCAGCAGTTACAATTACACTGCCAAGTGCAGGAGCTATTGCAGGCAAAGTGTATATAATTGCTGATGAAGGCGGAAATGCAGGATCCAATAATATAACTGTAGCTACAGAAGGTTCAGAAACCATTGATGGAAGCAGCACAGCAACAATAAATAGCAATTACGGTACTTTAAGGATATATTCTGACGGAACAAATTTCTTTACTTTTTAAAATTTTTGTAAATTATGGAAAATAAATCTAACAGTATAGAGACTCAACAACAGAAACTGCCAAGGCAGATAATTATAGAAACTGACGGCGATTCAATACATATTGCTAAATTTGAAACAACACCTTTAGAAGCAGCAGAAATATTTAGAAGATTGCTTAAAAAAATGGCACAAGATTGGTTGTAGGTGATATTTATAGTTAAGGGTTATTTAAATTATGGTAACAATAAAAGGTCCTTTAAAGATTAAAAGTGGAGAGAAATTGCCAGACAAATTGGCAGATGCAATTAAAAAGCAGTTTGGAATTAAAGAGATTAAACCGGAGAAAGCAAGACCAGAAGCTAAAAGAACAGTATATACTAAAGAAATGTTAGAAAAAATGGATTATAACAAATTGAGAGAAATTGGATATAAATTTAGAGTAAGAGGCAGAAGTAAGAAAGGTCTAATTACAGATATACTAGCAGTTCAAGCTGGAAAGAAAAAACCTGAGTTTTAAAAATGCATTTGATTGCTTTGATAGAACATTCTTCAGGAGATTGGGAAAAATTACAAGAGTGGATTCATTCTATTCCAGTTAAGAATTTGAAAGGCGAAACTACATATCCTTGTTGCAGAGAATTAAGATTGTTAGATATTACTCTAGACGAATCTTGCGTTGATCAGTTATTGGAAAGACTGCCTAAAGGAACAGGGCATGTAAATCCTAAAGACGTTGAGAATATGAGAGAAATGATACAAGCAGTGACGCCATTACAACCAGTAGATTTAAGCAAAATGGGAACTAAAACATTAAACAATCAAAAACCACCTCAAACATTCTGTTATTTTATAATATTAGGAGCGATTCCTGACAGAAAGAATGAAGAAGGATTAGACTTATTATAAATATTTGTGGATTATTAAATTATGGTAACAACATATGATGCTGGGAATTTTGACGTAATTGTTGGCACTGCTACTGAAATAGCTAATGCTATTAAAGGAAAATCTAAAGACAATATCATAGCATTGACACATAACGGCACAAATTACTGTGTTATTATAGCCCGTTAGGTAGAATTAATATATCTTATGAGTAATTAATACATGGCGTTAGCATCAGTTTCAGAAGTAAGGAACATAATTAGTTTAACCTCTGATGATATATCAGACGAGCAAATAAACTCGCTGATAAAATATGCTCAAATACAAATAGCTCAAGAACTGTTTGTCTATCATGAAGATGAGGAAGTAGAATATATTGACGAAGAAAAAGACAACATTATAGACGGTTCTAATAAGGTATATTACACTCGTTTCTGGCCTATTGCTGACAGAAATCAAAATGGTGTTGTAGATTCTGATGATGTGAAATTTTACAAGTTTGATTCCGAAGGGAACAGAACAGAAATGACAATAAGTTCCATAGACGCTGAAAGAGGCAAAATCACTCTGTCAGAAGCTCCCACCACAGATTATACACTAAAAGTCACTTATTCTTCATATCCACCCAATATCACAAGTGATGATTTGAAAATGGCTTGTATATATTTGACAGCAGCTCTTTGTTATGCTAAATGCGACCCTACAATTTTAAAGCATTTAGACACGTTGGATATTTTAAGAATGCCAGATCCTTACAATAGATTTATGCAAATGTATAGAGACACATTAACAAGAATAAAGTCAAAAATGTCTATGAGAGGCGAAGATACCGAAACTGTTGCATTTGAGGATATACGAAATGAACTTCCTCGTAGAAATATCTGAATATGAGTGTAGATATAACTAAAGATACAATTGCACAAACAGTGCCTGAATATATAGCTGATGTGCTAAGAAACAACCTTACAGACAAGCAATCACCAGCAAGGAGTAGTTCTGAATGGATATTGGTGAATCACGAAGATGAAGCTCATATAAAAGGCAATTTGCCAAGAGTATACATTGATTACGCTGGCGGTTCTAGAGAAGCTAAAGCTCCGAATGTTATAGGTCCTGTAACAGTTCTTATAGATATAGAAATATGGTGCAGTGGTTCTAATGCTAAAACGCATAGAAATCAACTTGCTGACGAAATTACTCAATATCTTACAGATCAAGATTCTTCAGATGGAAGTAAAACTTTCAGAGAGCAAAGTTTGATGTTTGAGAATTGTAATGGTTCTAATGAAGATACAATAATAGACGATGTTTTAGTGAGAATTCATAAAATTAGTTTTCAATTTAGATATTACGGACATTAATTATGTTAAGCTTGGAATTGAAAGTCAAGGGATTAGAAAGGTTTAGAAAATTGACGAGAAACTTTCCAAAAGCAACAACAAGATTGGGAAAAGAAGTAAGAAAAAGAATTGCAGACGAGTTAGTAGATGAATTAGTGACTCAAACAAGAGCTCACAAGAAAGTAGTAACAGCACACTTGATAAATGACATTTATTCAAAAGTTGATAGAAATAGAACTGTTGTGTATTTTGGTAAGCCAAGAAGTGCTTATGCTATATATGTAGATTTAGGAAGCAGAAACAAAAGACCGCCAAACCCAATGAAAACAAGAATTGGCTATTCTTTGTATGAGTGGGTTTTGTTGAGAGGTTTGCAACCTAGACCAAGAAGAAGAACTTATCCGGGAACTAAAAAAGAATATGGAAGACCATATACGCCATCAAGAAAACAATTGGCATATATGATTGCCAGAAGTTTGGTCAAGAGAAGAATTAAAGCAACATATATCACTAGAAAAGCATACAGAAGAACTTTAAGGAAAATAGACAGAATTATAAGCGAAGAAGTTGAGAGAATCGCAAGAATATACGGACTCTAATATTCCAAATATATTTTTTGGTTCTTGCGTTTAACTTTGTATTTTTTTACTAATTGTTTATGATTTTTAAGCATGTCTTCGCAATTGCTAAAATCTTTAGAATACAAAATGCCTTTTTCAGTAAAATTGTCATGAAATCTTGTAAGAGAGTACTTGATCACATTTGTATGCCCAAATTTATATTTAGAACTGAAAACAGAAGTTATAATAAGTATATAACTTGTTCTGAAATTTTTAGGAAATAGTATATCTTGTATATACAAATCTTCACTCATAATACTGAGAACCAGTTTTTTTTGATATTTGAAGCTTTCCCAGTAAGGATAAGAGGTGAAGTATTGATTAATTTAGCGTGTTTAAAAATAATCCTGATAAACCAATACCCTAAAGAACCACTTGAACTTGCTTTGTTAAAATTAGGATCGTTACTGGCAGCAATTATAACAGTGTAATAATCTTTAGGCAAAACATAATCAAAATCCAAAACCAATTTACCTTTTGTTCCAGAATACTCTATCCGAATATCAAATATGCTAGTTATGAGATTAATCTCTTTGTTTTTATTGCGAAATTGGAGCAGCATAGAGTTTAGAACATTCGGCTTCAGAGCCATTCTTCTCCTTCTTCATTAACAGAGTCTTCAATCATGCCCAAAGGAACAACATAAAACCAACCTTTAAATTCTTTAGGATTTCTTGGTTCTGTGCGTTCAGGAATGATTATTCTCTTTAATGAAGTGAACTTAGATAAGAGCCAATACAACCTGTCCAGAGTTTTGCCTAAATGCCTTTTTACATTACCAGTATTTGTTGTCAGTCCTATTTGATTTTGAAGATCCTGCAAAAATCTGTCTTTAGCAGAGGCTTTTATGCGAATATCATACAATTTTATTTCAGACACATGAGGTATAACATCTCCAGTTCTGTATTTTCCTTCTTCTTTATATCGTCTGGATCTTATCCATTTTACAAATTGTTTGTGTTGAGTTTCTGGTCCTTCTGTTAGAAAAATCAAATGCATAATAGTTATTTTAAAATATATAATAAAGAACAGAAAACAATAAATATAAAAATAACATTAATTATGCATGGAACCAAAACCAAATGTGGAAATGGCAACAATAATAGCAAATGTATACTACGGACACCAGGCAGCGAGGATAGCCAACTTCAGTAGAATCAGAAACCTTATCAGAAGGAGATATGAGGATTTGCCGTTGAACATACCAGAAGACAGGAAAGAAGACAAAGCATATATTAATAGATATATAGACAAAAATCTTGAATTTCTACTTAAAGAGATAGTCAAAAAACAAGGCAAATTAAGCAAAGAAGAGCAGTGCTTTATAGAAGAATTTACGCAGATTGCTCACGAAACCAAAAGACTTGAAAAGAGATGCTTGAAATTAATGGACGAGTTCTTGGCTCACGAACCAATATGGCAGTGGTTACAAAGAATTAGAGGAATTTCCAAGGTCTTGGCAATTAATTTGATTAGAAATTTCGGTTATTGCGAGGAGGCAAAATCGCCCTCTAGCATATGGAAATTTGCAGGTCTTGACGTTGTAGACGGAAAAGCAAGAGTAAGAAAGCGAGGAGAAAAAGCACAATACAGACCAAGAGCTAAAGTTGTTAGTTGGTTGATCGGAGACAGTTTTCTAAAGCAAAGGACGCCTTATTATCGGGAAATATATGACAAAGAAAAACAAAGATTGGAAGCAATGGAATTCAAACCAGGAGAACTTCATGCGAAATATCCTAACAGCTATGGAGTTACAGATTTGAAATTGAAGCCTTTGCATATACACAGGAGAGCAATGCGAAAGATGGTTAAAAGGTTTCTGGTTCACTACTATGTCGTTGCGAGAAAACTAAAAGGTTTGCCGATAAGACCGCCGTACGTGGAAGAAAAGCTGAATCACCAACATATTGATGAACCGCCACTAACCGACGGCTTGTTTTAATTGCTTTTTTTATTTTTTTCTTTTTTTTTATTATAAGCACAAAGAACCGTCAGCCATTAAAAAAGAGAATTCACCATAGAAGACCAGCGAACTACTCTAAGCCATGTGGAAAGAAAGCAAAACCACTGAAGCTAAGCGAAGTTACAGCCCACACATATTTAGTAGACCCTAAAAACCAAAGCTAGCCATAATTATGAGGTCATACCCAAAAAATAAAGCGAGTAAAAATTCAGCCATCATAATTTAGCAGCCCATAAACACGAAGCGATTAGCCAATCGCTTTAAGAAAACCACCTAAAAATAGCGAACAGCTATGAAGGATTACAAAAACTCTGGGAGTTTAAGCGAATTAAAGCCAACGGGGAAAAAGTCAAACCAAAAGTGCTTAGCGAGCCAACTATATAAAGGGAAATTACCCATTATAGTTTAGCGACTTAGCCATTCACCAGCAGTAGATCCAAAAAGAAAGAGCGAGCCTCTAAAGTTTAGGGAACCCATGGCAGGAGAGCGAGCCATTCTCAAAAGAAAAACTAGTGGTGCCCGAAGACACTATGAGCGAGCCTGAAGTACAAAAAATAATCTGGAAAGAAAAGCGAGAAAAATGAGTCACAAAAAATTAGAAACCCAACCTAACAAAGCGAGCCATATGTTTTTAGCAAATCACAAAGCTTAAGCGAACAAGCCAGAAAAAGGTGAACTACCCTAACCTAAAGGATGGGGCTTCCTGCTTCAACAATGACACTTGCGGGAACTAACTTGAGTTCCCGTAGAGGTGTTATCTCCACAGGCACAAAGGGTTGTCCCAACCCCGATAAACCTCTCATCATTATATTCAGAGAGGCATTATAATCTCTATCAAGTTTTCCAAATTTATACTCTCTTGAGGTGTTTTTTGGATTTACCTTAACCACCATCCCACCAGTTCTTTCAACCTTGTAGGATAGCAGTCTTATAAAAACACCCCAAGAAACATCAAGTATTTTCTGTGCAAGATTTCTATTTTTAACCATGTTCTTTATCTTCAAATCCTCGACACAAATGATTTTGTAGTTTTTAGCATAGAATTTAGATAGTTTGTGTAGAAAATCGTTTCTTTTATTTACAAGTTTTTCAAATAATTTTGCTAATTTTCTTCTCTGTTTTTCCCAATTTTTAGAACCCTTATTCTTTCTTGATAGTTTTCTCTGTTCTATTTTTATTCTATTCAATAGTTTTTCATAAAATCTTGGATTTTCTATGTGTCTCCCATCGCTATCTGTTAGGAAGTATTTTACACCAACATCAATACCAACAATTCTATTATTTTCGCTTTCCTTATTTTTCATACCATCAACACAAACGAGAGCAAACCATTTGCCAGATTTGTATCTCTTGATTATTGTCTGTTTTATGTTTCCTTCTATATCTCTATGTAATCTTATTGGTATATCCCCTATTTTTGACAATCTCAATATATCCAATCTTTTACCCGTTTTTATGATTTTGAAACCAGATTGATTGTATATAAATGACTTGAACTTCTTTTTGTATCTCAATTTACCAACCTTATTGCCTTTTTTCTTTAATCGGTGTAATACTTTTAGGTTGTGTGATAGCATAAATACGACCATCTGCAATACCTTTGAATAAACTTCGTTTAATTCTCTCCTATCTTTTTTCAAAGAAACCAACATTGATTGTATTTCATATCTATGTATCTTCCTTTTCCTTGTTTCTGAAAGCAAATAGTTGTATAAATCTCTGCATATATCAAGTGTTCTTATTAGTTTTTCTTCTTGCTCTTTCTTTGGATATAACCTGAATTTATATGTTGTTTTCATTTTGGTTACCATAATATTTATATAACCCAAATTTATAAATTATTTATGGTTCGCTCTCATCCCCTTCTTGAAGGGAGGAGACTTCCCGCTCATGAGGTTAAAATTACCAAACAAGAAGTGAATCCATAAATAAATAGAGTTCTACCAAGACTCAGCAAAAAACATAATATAAATAGTTGAAGAATTAATATTATGAAAACAAAGAATTTGGAAGACAATAAACAGTGGATACTTAACAATTCGCAAGAGCCAATAACAGTATATGATTACGCCAGACAGAGAGATATTACACTTCTGCCAGGGCAGACAGTAATAATCACTAAAGCTCCAGAAACAAAGCAAGATACGAAACCAACCAGAAAAAAACAAGAAAAAACAAAGAAATACAAAGAAGAAACAGAAGATAAAGAGATAGATTTGGCAGTTGATATAAATACTTCTGCAGAATAATAATTGTATGGTAGATGCCTGGACAGAATGGGGACTATTAGCTATCTGTCCCAAAGGAGGCAGTTTTATAGAATATAACGGAAGCATAGACAGAGATTCTTTAGAGATAACTCAAGGAACTAAAGATTTTGATATAATACACTTATTAAATGGTGGTTGTTTGGAAAAACCAAACCCTGAAGGAGAATACGTTATGTCTTTTGATATTTACTTTACAGACTTAGATACTACAGATAACTCCGGAATTTTACAATTGTTTCACACAACAAAAGCAAACTGGGACACCACAGGACCTCTTTCAGTTACAAATAGCAGAAACAGAGATCAATTCAAAGTGGTTGTTTTATTTACAGAAGATACTACTGTCACTTCTGCTGATAGTGCAATAACCAACAAAGCTGCATGCAGGTTTATACTAACAAATGCCAGATTTGTTGAAGCAACACCTGTTTCTTTTGGAGATGGAATTCTTAAAGTAACTTGTAAATTCAAAGCAGCACCTTATACAAAAGCAGGTGCAGGAAACTTCACAGTAGAATCAGCAACAAGTTCAGACAGCTTAGATGCAGTTCCAACTTTTAGTTAATTTTTGTTTGTTTTTTTATGGATAAAAGTACTAAAGAAGCTCTTTTTAAAGTTTTGAAAGAGAATCCGAAAGCTTTGTATATAGGTTCTCCTACTGTTAAAGAGCAGTTTCAGCAAGTAGCATTAGAGAATTTTAACAACAATTACGGAGCATTTTTGGATTTTTTGTTTTATTTCTGGTTGTATAACAGAGACAAAATAAACTTTCAATTAAATGAGAAAATCAAAGATTTGGAGGAAAGAGTTAAGAAACTGGAAGAAAATAGTTGATATATATACTTTTTTTGTTAATATAATATTGAAGGATGGATATTGAAAAATTTAAGTCTCATTTGGGAAAGGCAAGAGAGTATAAAATAGGCAGTGATACTTTTTACTTTAAACCATTGACTGTTGAGTATTTGCCTGAATTGTTTACTATTATTAACAAATTATCTATAAATACTGAAGCTCCTTTAAGCAATCTGGACAAAGAATCTGTGAATACTCTAACAAATCTGGTAAGAGCAATGATTAAGAAATCTTATCCGAATTTAGAGCAAGAATTTACAGAAAAATTGGTTAAAGAAGGGAAATCTGAAGAAGAAGCCAAAAAAGAAGCTCAAAACATAATAGAAGAATTCATATTTGCCAATTTCTTTCCATTGGTTACAGCATTGTTTGAAGTTAATGATTTGGGAGCTCCTAAGTTGGAAACAAGCAAAATGAGCAGTTTGAAGGCTCATATGGAACAGTTGAAAAAGGCAAAAGAAGCTAAAAATGCCTGAAAACAAAAAAACTGTTAATGAATTGATAACAAGAGCTTTTGCTAAAAAACCAAGATCTGATTTTCTAATACAGGCTCACCATGCTTTTATGATTAATTATGGTTGGATTCCTTTGGAAGAATTTAAAAATTTACCTATTCCCACGTTTTTGAACTTGTCCGAACAATTAAAGAAAATGGCGGACGAAATAAATAGAAAGTCAAGGAGATAAGATTATGGCAGAACATACTATTGACATGAATGTTGTATGGCGTGTACGTGGAGAAAGAGACTTGAGAAAACTCCAACAACAACTGAGATTTTTCAAAACTCAATTAAAAGAAATGCAAGCAGCTTTAGAAGAGCAAGCAGAAGGTTACGCGAAATTAGGAGCTGGCATGAAGGAAGCCGTATTAAAAGGTGGTGTTCCTTCTATTGACAAATTGTCAAATGCTATTGAGATTACAAAAGATCAAATAAAAGAAATCAAAAGGCAAATGGCAGACTTTGGAAAATTGACAAGTCATTTAAGAATACCTGCTGGTATGTTAAAGAAAACTTTAGAAGAATCTGGCGTGGCAATAAACAAAGAGGGCAAACTTATATCTGCGACTACTGGTCGAGCAATGCCTTATACAAAGGCAATAGATAAGATAATACAAGCACACTCTAGTTGGGGTGGAGTAATGACTATGGACAGAGACGCATTTATAGCTTTGCGAAAACAAGGTTATGAGTTTTTAGGCACTGGTGCTAAACTTGCTACATGGGTAAGAGAAACAACACATGGTTTACATGGATTTAAAATGGAGTTATTGTCTGTAATGTTTTTTGGAATGCAACTAGCTGGTGTAGCAAGGAGTTTATTACGTCCGGGTTTAGAACTGGTAGGAGCAACGGATGTATGGACAGCAACATTACAAGCAGTAACAGCACCAACATTAGCTAAAATGATGCCTGATTTCGTAAGTTTTGCGGAAACTTTAATGAGCTTACCAGAGCCGTTAAAAGATGTAGCTACAAAGTTGCTAATTGCTACTTACTTTGGCGGTCAGTTCTTGTTTCAACTCGCACAAACAGCATTGTTCATGGGTGCTGTAGAAGGTAATGCATGGAAATATATAGTCCCATTGAGTAAAATTGCTCTTTTATTGACTGCTGCATATATAGTAACAGAATTTTGGAACAAACGATTAACAGATTTATCCAATACACTAAGCGGTTTAGAAGAAAAAATACCATTTCTCAAAGATATTCGTGATACTCTTGCCAAAGCATTTGAGCCAGCTAAATGGGCTCCAAAACCATTGTCTCATGCTTTAGGAATCATCACAGGCATAGGTCCATTCGCTGCTGATGTTTTGCGAACAATATTTTTCCGAAAAGAACAAGATACTTCAGCAACTAAAAAACAAGCAACTGAAATGGAAAAGCAGGAAAAACAACTTCAAGCAGTAAATGACATTTTAAATTCAACTAACCAAACAATGTCTTCCCACATAGATATTACTAAATTAGCAGCACAGTATAACAGCACTTTACAACAAGCTACAAATTTAGTAAATTCTGCTGAGCAAGAATTGTCTAAAACATTAGTTGGAGAAATTGAAAATATATCTAGTTTGAATGACGTTACAAGCGGACAACAAAGTCTATTATCTACAATACAACCAGAAATAGTGGGTTATACTAACAAAACCAGTAATGCTACAGATAAAGTTTCTTCTTTGAATGATGTCGTAGGATATGTTATAGATTCGTTAAATACTCAAAATCAAGCATTTAACATCACTTCCGATACTATAAACCGGCATGTGATACCTGATAATATAGATTTAAGCGGACAAATCAAGAAAACAGCGGAAGCTTTTGACCAAGCCACTACTTCTGTACAAAATTACACTAAAGCATTGCGAGACATACCTCCATATGTACATACAACAGTTCACCAAGAAATAAAAGTAACAACTGTTGTTTCTCGCATAGTAAAAACAATTTATGAAGCTGGAAAAACAATAGCAGGTTTTTTAACAGGTAAAACAGAAAAGGAAATTGAAAAAAGAAAAACACAATTTGGAGGAATATTTACTAGACCCAGCGTAAGATTAATTGCTGAAGCTGGACCAGAAGCAGTAATACCTCTCAAAAAATTAGAGAGTTATGGAGGCAAGACTATTAACATTTCTTTGAGTCCAACATATAATATAACTGGTGTGTCTAGCAAGGAAGAAATAGAAGATATGATAGACGAAGCAAATGCCAGATTGATAGAAGACTTAAAATCTATGTTAAGGTGATATTATTATGGTAGTGCCTATTGTTATTAATATCTGGAAAGAAGGAAGCAACGTTGCAGCTTATAATGGCGTAAGTTGGAGTGGTGAGATTAAAATAGTTACTATATTAGTACAAGACAAAGGTTTGGAAGAAGTTATTACTAAAAACACAAAACCTTTGCGGTGGGCTCAACCAAGCGAACCTGACCCAAAAACAAAAGTATTTGATTTGCATTTACCACCAATACATACTTTTGAAATAACAGGCATTTTAGACAAAGTTCACCAAGTTTTGACCACAAGCAGTGTTAGTGCTGGTGCTTCTGTTAGTATTCCTGTTGAGAAAAGCAGCGGTTTTACTACAGGAGATATTACAATTGTTTCTCCAGACGGAACATTATCAGAAACAACAACTATTACAAGCATTCCAGACGACACGCATATTGTTGTTGATAGTTTATCTAACAGTTATCCTAGTAATTCTATAGTGAGTAGAGATCTAGATACCAATCCTAAAGACGATTTATTGGCTATTGTTGCTGATAAAGGTTGTGCTAATTTAATATACCGAGGAACGACATATAATATATCATTTAATAAAATATCTTTAAAAGACGTAGGTCCTATTAAAGAACAGTACGAAGTTAAAGTTTCTGTGTATGAAGGCGAAGAATTAACATGAGAGGAGACAAATTTATAGTTGGGTTCTTAATTTTACTAATAACAAGTAGTATTGTTTATATCACTCTGCAAGGAGAAGGAGTGAGAATTAGAGTGGACAACGACAAAACTACGCTATATGTTTTTGAGGATTCAAGATGGAAAGTGGGAGGAAGGGAATACAACAAATTATTTGAAGGGACTCATAAATTGTACCGAGATGTGAAAAATATTAAGATTTATACATACATAAACAGAACTTCAAACACAACTACTGTTATAAGGGAGACTCCTTTCAAGAGAGGACCTTTTATTAAAGATACATATTTCTTCAAAGGAAACATTACTGACAAAAAGTTGTTTCCAATATACCATAAAGTAGAGATTTACAATGCTTCTGGCTTGTTTTACAGGTATGAAGTCAGAGATTTGACTTGTTCTGGAAATACTCACAAATTAAAAGGAGAAACTTATTTGAGATTTGGAAGAAATGTAGTTGTTAAATTACATCCTAATTACAGGTGGACTTGGGTTTACAAAAGCGGAATTGTGAAGGCTCAGTATGATATTAAGAGTGATTATGAGGTATTTTATGTGAGATTGTTTGATCCTGCTTCCTTTTCTATAACGTTGAATTCTCCTGCTAACCAAACAGTAACGAACGATAATACACCAGATTTCAGTTTTACAGTATCAGGAACAGAAGCAAATTATTCTTGTGAATTATTTATTAATGATACAGGTTATGGAACATCAAAACAATGGTTTCCAAACTCCAGTATAGTTTTAGGTTTGAGTGATATTGGTACGCGTTCACGTCCAACAGTTTACCAAAAAGACAATATCTGGCATTTAATTGCTGGAAGAACTGCAGGGACTTTTGAAGGCTTCACATGGAATGGATCTCAGTGGGTTTCCAACTCGAGCATAGTCTCTGGATTGGGAGACGTTAGTCTTGAATCAGCACCGACGGTGTTTCAAATGAATTCGACATGGCATTTGATTTCTGGAGATTTTTATGGACAGTTTCACGGTTTTACATGGAACGAATCCCAATGGATTTCTAATTCAAGCATAGTTTCTGGATTGGGGGGTGTTGGATATTATTCAGCACCGACGGTGTTTCAAATGAATTCGACATGGCATTTGATTTCTGGAGATTATGATGGGTATTTTCATGGTTTTACATGGAATGGATCTCAGTGGGTTTCCAACTCGAGCATAGTCTCTGGATTGGGAGATGTTGGAAGCGATTCAGCACCAACAGTATTTCAAATGAATTCAATATGGTACTTGATTTCTGGAGTGGGTGGAGGAACATTTCAAGGTTGGCAATGGAATGGAACATCGTGGACAATTAGTCCCACTATAATTGCAGGACTGGGAGATATAGGAGACGATCCAGGTCCAACAGTTTACCACAAAGACAATATTTGGCATTTGATTGCTGGAAAAGTTGCTGGAACATTTGAAGGTTTTCATTGGAACATTTTGTATAACAATACAGCAGTAGTAATTACAGCAAATTCTTCTCTCGCAGATGGGACTTATAACTGGTACATTAACTGTACTGCTGGCTCAGTAACTAATCAAAGTGAAGTGAGGCAAATTACAATTGACACAACAAATCCTTTTATCTCTTATAATTCAAACACAGATTCTTCAGGAACTTATAATATTGCTTTTAAGAATTGGATTTTTACAAATGTAACTGTTTCTGATGCAAACATAGATTCTGTGAAACTTTATTGGAATGGAACGCCTGAAAACTTCCTGAATAATGATTCTTCTAACTATTGGAGCAACAAAACAGAATTACATGTAGGAATATATCAATTTTATGCTTGGGTGAATGACACAGCTGGTAATACAAACCAAACAGAATTGAGAGAAATAAATATAACAAAAGGAGCTACCAATACTACATTGTATTTAGACGGAGTGAGTGCTGACAGATACTACGAACATGGGACTGTAGCTGTTTTGAAAGCAAATGTCACAAATTCTGCAGGAAATTTAGTTTCTGACGCTAATGTTTGTTTGGATATAGACCAAATAGGGTATGGGGACAATTATGTCTGCGATAACGGAACTATTGAATACAATTTGACCACAAACTCTATTTTGGGAGAGTTTAATGATTCTACTACTGTGAAAAATCTCTCCTACACCAATGCCCCTGAAAATCAGACATTCTATATAAGATTAAACAAATATGACGAGGTTCAGAGTGCTTATATTAATATAACTGGGTTTCAAAATCCAGATTGGCCTCTTAACATTAAAATTTATGTAAATGATACTTTGGTTGATTCTATTACAGGATATTTGGGTCAAGGCAACCAAACTCTTAATGAATTGAGCAATGGAAACACAGCAGAAAATTTGAGTTTTAGCGGGGAAGGAACAAAAAAAAGGTATTTGAGATTGCCTAAAAGTTCTAATGTTACAAGTGCTTATTTAGACTTAAAAAGTTATGGTTACTCTACAATCACTAATTTTAGTGTAGGAGAATACACAGATAATGATGCTTCTGGTTTGGAGTTTGATGGTAATTATTTTTGGGTTCTTTCTTTTCCTACAGGTAATAAAAAAGTTGTGAAATTTTCAAGTTTGGGTTCGTACATTGAAGAACACGACTTGCATTGGTATTCAGAAGTAGATGTAACTAAATTGGGTTCTTATTTTTACACAGTTTATGATGGCGGGACAGGAGACAATTTTGTAACCAAATATGACTCTAATTGGAACGAAATAACATCTTTTAATACAGGCAACTATTCCCGCTATATTACAAATGATGGAACTAATTTATTTGTTAAAGAATTGGGTGGTGTTGTTGAATATACAACTTCAGGAACTCAAGTTAACTCTTATAGCATTAGTGGTGGAACAGGTTTGGATTATAATGGGAGTTATTTTTACACACGTGATCATGATTCTGATTGTAACATATTATACAAATATAATTCTTCTTTCAATCTAGTAGATACCATTGTATTTGACATGTTAGAGTGCAACGATCATGAATATTATGATGTTGAAATTCATGAAAATAATATGTTTGTCATACAGGACAAACAATACATACTAAATATTAGTTTTCCATCGTATTCTAATAGTCCATATATACAATCAGCAAACTCGGGTGGAATTGCTGAATGGAATTGGTCTGGAGAATTTACACCAGACAATGGAACCCAAACAGTAAACTTAAATGCTACTCTGATAAATGATTACTTATCAACATGTACTGCCGATTCAGAAGGTTATTGTAATGTTCCCATACTATTTTACTCTGGTTCAGCAGGCATTTTGGAAGTTTCAAACATAGAAGTTAATTATACATTTACAATAGAACCTACAAGAAACATAAACGCAACAGCAATCCAGAATTATTTAGATGCTCAAACTTCTTCTGGTTATTACGACATTCCTATAAAGATAAGTTCCGAGACAAATTCCACAATCCAGGTGGACAACATAAATATAACCTACTACGGAAGCGATAATATAACTGTTACTGCTCATTTTGATGGGAATGCTGACTATAATGCTTCAAATGACACCCAAATTGTGAAGGTCGTTTATTCAAGATTTAACTACTCGATCCCAGTGAACTATGGATACATTGAATTCACACCGAATTCTCCTACAGACAAAAATGTATCAGCTGTTGGAATGCTAGAAAATAAGCCTATAATAAATATTTCTTGGTTAAACTACGATCAACCCGCTGACTTATATATAAAAATAAACGAAACTCACCCTTGTATTAATATTACTTTTAGTACAAATTACAGTACACTTTATGAGTTAGCGTATGAATGGTCTAATGTGTGGGTAGAAAATTCAAATCTGACAAATGGCTTGAGTGGTTTTAGTTATACCGTTTATCCAGAAGTGTACTACAAAGGTGATGGTTGGAATATGATAGTTGGCTATGAGAATGGCAATATATATGGATACAGTTGGAACGGTACACATTGGGTGTCTAACAGCTCAGTAGTTTCCGGAATATCTGCAGTAGATTCTTATGCAGCACCTTGTGTATTTTACAAAGATAACATTTGGTACTTGTTAGAAGGTACAGGCAACTCAGATTGGCAAGGTTACAAATGGAATGGCACTCAGTGGGTATCTTATGCTAATCTAACATGTGGTTTGGAACAAACAGATTATGAAATGGCACCTAGTGTGTTTAAAAGTGACAACACATGGAAGTTGATTGTTGGAAGTCTGCACGGATTTAATGGTAGTTATCAATGGAATGGAACATGCTGGGTAATAAACAACAGCATAGGAGCTGGTTTAGACATTTTCACAGGATTAACACATATGAAGCCGGAAATTTTTAATGTATACGGTGATTGGTACTTGTTATACGGATCTTCAAGCGATATACATATATTCAAATGGAATGGAACGCAGTGGAACCGCAATACTTCGCTAGAATTGTCAACAGGTGTGAGTGCTAATAATGGACCTACAGCATTCAAAAAACAAGGTACTTGGCGGATAATTGTCGGTGATAGTACTGGCGATTTTAGTGGTTATGATTGGTTCTTATCATACCCATATATATTAAACACGACATATAAGGTAGTAGATACAAACAAAACACTCTCGCAAAACACATACATTTATTTAAAAGCAGATTACAACTGTAACTATACAGATCCTTACTGGAGATGGTGGATTCCGGAATTTTTGCTCAAAGCTTGTACTATAAATGCTGTTAAATGTGATTAATTATGGGACCTGTAACTGCTATTAGACGTGTGAGACCAACGGTCTGGATTCCTCCTTCCGTAACAAGTTCTTATGCTATAGAAGTTGAGACTTCAGAAGGGACAACAGATGTTACTGGTTATTGCGAAAAAGCTTCTTTTAAATCTACAATTCAACCAGGGGTAGGTACCTTTGAAGTAGTACTAATGAATCCCAATGACAAATTTACAGACAAATTCAGTTCCGAAGACAAAGTAAAATTAAAGAAAGATTATGGAACTTCTGCTACAACAATAAGAACTGTAGGTATTATAGAGAATGTAGATCAATCCAATCACCGTATTCGCCTTACAGGAAAACTCATAGCGAAAGAACTAATAGATATTCATATAACAGGAGATTACAGCGAACAAGAAATAACCAACATTCTAAAAAACATAATAGATCAAGTTAATGCTGAAATATCTACAAATTTTACATATGACGACTATGTAAATAATACAGGAGAAACAATTACAATATCTTTCAATAATAAATCTGCTATGGAGTGTATAGAGATATTATGCAATATTGCTGGGTTTGATTTTTATGTTGATAAAGACAAGAAATGTCATTTCTTTGAGGAAAAATCAATAGAAAACACGACAGATGCCGTAGTTCATAATTATAATCTATTGAAAATAAAAGGTTTCAGCAGAGATGTGGACAAAGTAAAAAACAGAATTGTTGTTCAAGGTGCGGTTGTGGACGGAATCCCAATATTATATACTACTGAAGATTCAACTTCCATTTCAGAATACGGAACCAGAGAAGAACTCATTACAGATACAAGTTTAACAACTTATGATGAGGCAAAGAAAAAAGGAGATGTAGAATTGGCTATGAAAAAAGATCCGCCTATAGTAGGTGAAGTTGAATCAACGCTTCTAGTGGGTTTAAATCCGGGAGATATGTTGAGAGTTTCTGCTCCAGCAGCAGGAATTGGACCAGACACTTATAAAGTTGTGGAATTTGAGGATATTATTGAAAATAATAATATTCCTAAAACTAAAATCAAATTGGAAAAATGGAAACCAAGCATTCCATTGGAATTCAGAGACTTGTTTTTAAAGCAAAAAGAAACTCAAGATATTGTGAATATTAACAAATTAGAACATAGTTATTTTTTCAGTTTTGACGATAAGACGAATATAGACGATTCTAATTCAAGCGGTTACGATACTTCGGAAGGATATTTGGTGTTTACAAGTGCTTCCGGTTACATGCAATCAACAGCAAGAGATACAGGTTCTAATGTAAGCAAATTTGAAGTCAGAGCATCTGGAGATAATTTGATAGGTAATGTTACGTATAAAGTATCAGTAGATAATGGATTGACATGGCAAACTGTAAATCTAAACACTTTAACTACGCCAACTTCTGAAGGGCACCAATTAAAGATAAGAGTTGAAACTTCTTCGACTGAGGCGAAAATAGCTACTTTAGCTGTTCTTTATAGCACTTAACATAAATAGTTTACAGGTAATTAATACTTATGAGAATAATATATGCAAGCACGAGTGAAGAAGATGCCAAAACTCAGGCTAAATTTATGGAAAAACAAGCAATTAGTGTGGGGAAACCCTTGAAAACTGAGGTGAAAAAGGAAGGGGACAGGTATTGCGTGTATGCTAACGGTAAAATTGTTACAAGAGTTGATGTTGTTTATTTTAAAGAAGATTTGAGAGGTGATGAAAAATGAAAAACATAAATTTAGAAGGGTCAGAAAAAGGTAAATTAAAAGGTTGGTTTGAATGGATTTTGCGAGATAAAAATGGAAACATAAAAAGCATGGGGAGAACTGACAATTTAGTTGTTACTGCCGGAATTGGCGAGATTACTGGATTGATGTTGTCTGATGTCGGCGGAACGGCTTTTGATTATCTTGCTGTCGGCACGGATTCAACGGCACCTTCTGCTTCTGATACGGCACTTGGGGCGGAAATCACAGATAGCGGATTGGCAAGAGCAGCTGGGACAGGTTCCCAAGAGACAACAAATGTGACAAATGATACTGCCAAACTAACGCATACTTGGAACAATATAACAGCGGACAAATCCATAAGAGAATTGGGTGTGTTTAATTCAGCGACTGGAGGGACAATGCTGGCGAGAGCGACACTTTCTGTAGATGTTAGTGCAGGAGACCAACTGACTCTAAGTCATAAAACGGTGCTAAGTGCAACTTAATAGTAGTAACAATTCTTTTTACATTAATTTTTTTATTTGTTTTGTAAGGGTTTTATTTGAGATTTATTATAACTTCTGGTTTTAATGCTATATCTCCGCATCCATCTCAAAACACTATTTGTGCTTATTCCGCATTGTTTACCTATCTGAGACAAGCTTAAATTTTGATTCCAATACAAATCATACAATTCTTCTTTTGTCAGAAACATTTTCCTTATTGGAGACTTCCACCTACCAAACTCCACAGACAACTGTCTTGCTTGACCCAAATTTCTTCTCGGTATATTGTATTTAATCATATAAGATCTAATAACTTGTCTTCC